TTTAACGAGGAGAAGTGTTATGGATAGATTCACTTTTTGGTGCTTTCAAAAACTCATCAAACAGCATCATCAAAAAAAAGTTAATTTTTTCTTAGAAAAAATGCAAAAAAGTGGTTGACTTTTGTTGCAGTGATGTTATTATTAATACTGTAGCAAGACGTTGTTACAAGGGTTGGCGCTAATAATCCTGTTTCTAGAGAGGATAAGCGCACTTGTTAGGGGTAGTGCCCGGCGTAGAGTTTGGAGACAAGCAGTGCGCTCACTGTCATACTAGACAGAGCAAGGTGCTAGACGTAACAGATGAAAGGTATCTAGACGTTTAGTTGGAGGTAAACCCAAGTCCTTCACCCACTTTTATTATAAAGCCCGATGCTTAACTGTGTCGGGCTTTTTCCTTTTGTGATAAATACTTGTGTTAAAGAGCGAACCTCTATAACGAGGACTTATGCGGATCCTACCGCGTAGACCCTAGAACGGCAATGTTAAAACAAAAGGAGATATAACATGGGACGCCCACTCAATAAAAGATACTTCGGTAGCCTTGCAACAGCAGACCAACGTGCAGCAGGTACAGAAACTCAAGAAAATATTCGTGCAGAAGCAAACCTAAATACAACTGGTCGTGTTGATGATGCATTTATTGTTTCACAAAAAGGTTCAAACAAATTTATTTTAAGAAATAAAGCTGGAGATGCAAACTCACAAACTGTTTGCCGTCTAGTAAATAAAACAACTGCAAATATAGCCTTAGGTGAAATGGTTTTATTTGGTACTGACGGAACAGGAAGTAGAATTCCTTTGAAAAAAATTACAGCACGTAGAGCTACTGATTATAATAACAATAGATACACATGGGAAGTGCAAGACGACTCTACTGAAACTGTAATTGTTCTTACAGCACTATAAGATAATAAGGTAATAATATATGTCAAAAGTAGTTAGAGTAACAAATGGCAATTATAAAGTTGTAGTAGATAATCCAGGAGATGCATCTGGAGGACTAATAACACTTGACACTACTGGCGGCTATACCACAGACAGAGGTAAAGTAGTGATCACTGGAGACTTAGAAGTCAAAGGTATCACTACAACTGTCGAATCAACTGTAACAACTATTGCAGACAATATTATTACTCTTAATGAAGGGCAAACCGGAGCAGGTATAAGTGCTTCACTAGGATATCAAGCTGGTATTGAAGTTGACAGAGGTAGTTACCCCACTGCAAGGATGGTATTTGATGAGAGTATTCCGTATGTAACTGGTGGTTCTAGTGGGACAGGATCTTGGATTTTTGAAAACAATGCGGGACAATATCTTCCTGTAAGTTTTAATAGTTTAAATTCTCAAGGAACGTTATATATTACTACACCTGGTAGTGCAATTAATGTTGCAGGAACTGTTGATTATGAAGAAAATGTTTTTACATATACAGGCGGCGTAATAGTTGACGGTGGCAGTGGTGTTGTTGTTAACAATGATCATGTACCTAATGCAAAAGCAGTAGTGGATTATGTTGATTATGCACTAGCAACTAACCTACAAGATGCTATTCAGGAAGGTGATACTAGTGTTGCTACTGAAGATTTTGATGAAACAGGAGTAGAAAGTAGAGTTAAAGTTACGGTTGATGGAATAGTAAGTGCAGAGTTCTTTTCTAATAGACTAACACTATCAGACCTACAAATTATTGGTAATGAAATACAAACAACAGATTCGTTAAATCAAAATCTAGTATTAAGTGCTAACGGTACTGGCACTGTAAAAGTAAAAGATGTTTTAGAAATTACTGAAACACCAGGAGATAATGATAGTTTATTAGATCCTACAGCACCAGATGAAGGTATTAAAGTATATTCTAAACCAGAAGCAGGTGGTAATACAGGACTTTATTTTGTAAATAAAGATAATACCACAGATGAAATAATAAGTAGAAATAGATCACTAGTTTTTAGTATGCTATTCTAAAAGGAAACAAAATGGCTATAGTAAATCAAAGACTTACAACAACACAACTAGATATTTTAACTGTTCCGGCAGGTAAATCATATGCAGTAACAAACATTATGGTTTGTAATTCTTACGATCCAGATGCAGTAGATGCTGCTAGTCATGATGCAAAGTTTGATTTACACCTAATACCAAGCGGAACATCGCTAAGTCAAACAAGAACCATAGTTGTAAATCAATTAACTTTACCAGCAGGTGAAACATTTACTTTTGATAGCGAACGTATAGTTCTAGAAGCAGGAGATATAATTGCATTTATAGCAGAACCGGATGTAGGAAGTTCTAATACTGATTTGGCTGCTACAGTAAGTTATTTGGAAGTTTAATGAGACTAATAAAAGGACAAAATACAAACTTACGAAACATCTACGGTAAAGGTGTTAAGTATGATGTCAATGACGAAGTTATTGTTGACAGTACTAACGTAATGCTTGTTCCTAAGGGAACAGAGAACCAACGTCCTGATAATCCTACCAACGGACATATGCGTTATAACACAGACGATAATGAGTTTGAATTTTATCAAAATAGTGCCTGGCGCAAAGTTAGATACAAAGAGCCTAGAACTATTGTACAACAAAACTTAGGTTCTGGTGATGCAGTAGAAACTATTTTTGGTCCATTAGATAATGGCGATACAGATTACCCAGATCCTCAAAACAGCGGAGGATCAACAGACATACTTGTATTTGTAGAAAATGTCTTTCAAATATATGGTACAAATTATACTCTTACACAAAATCCTGGAAATAGATTAGAAGTAACAAGCATTGTAAGCGTTGGAGCTACAACAGTTATAGAAGTATCAGGTACACATGGTTTAACGACAGGTGACCAAGTATACATTAGTGGAATAGAATCAGATATTGATGATGATTTAGAAAACCTAAACACAGATGATAGTTCTTCTCCAGGAAGTCACGGTGTTGTTAGTGCTCCGAGTGCAACACGTTTAGAAATAGCTGTTGATACTACTGGTGCTAACATAGGTAACTATGTCAGCGGAACAGGTTTTATATTAAAAGTTGGCACAAGCACAGGCCCATATGTTCCAGGATGGTATTTGTCGTTTACATCTGCTGTAGACTTAGACAAACCTGTTACAGTGCTACATAATTTCAACAAATAATACTATAAATACTGTGTCAAGGAGATATTAAGTGGCACAAGTAGGTAGAATTTCAGGTCCATTGCTATTTGCAAATTTAGAGCGTAACGGCATTGACCTTGCCTTTAGGAATACATTAAGCGACACACAACTTTTATATTTAAATGTAAACAACGGAATCATTGGTGTTAATAAAGCTAATCCTGGAAATCAGCTAGATATTAGTGGCACTACAAAAACAACAAATTTAATTGCAGAAACAAATGCTCAGATAGCTGACTTTGATATCAGTACAGGACAAATACAAAATTTGTCCGGAGATATTAATTTAAATGCAGCAAGTTCTATTAATTTAAGTAATTTTCAAACAGACAATGTAAAAATTACCGACAATACAATATCAACTTACAGATCAAATGCTAATATAGAATTAAAAACTAACGGAACTGGTACTATAGAATCTCTTTCTTCTGTAAATGTATACGGAGATATACATTCTACAGGAGATATAACAATGGACGGTAACATTGTTATAGGCGATGCTGCTGATGACTCTACATATCCTACAGATACAATTACACTTAATGCAGATATTGCAAGCGATATGTTACCTGATATTAATGTGACTTATGATATTGGATTGCCTAACAAACGTTTTATATTACTTGAAGCACAGTCAATTAATGGAAATATTACAATTTCAGGAGGCATTGATGCCGCAGGAGCAGTATTAACAGAACGAGCAGGTAACATATTTTATGTTGCAGAAAATGGCGATGATACTAATGTAGGAGATCATCCTAACGGTCCTTTCAAAACTTTGAAACATGCCCTGAGTGTTGCAGATGCAAGCATAGGCGGTCCAGTAACAATCTATGTTTATCCCGGCGGCTATGAAGAAGAGTTACCATTAGTCATTCCTACAAACACTAGTATAATTGGTTTAGATATGCGCAATACATTTATAAGACCAGAAAGTGCATATCAAAGTGAAGACGTATTTCATTTAAATGGCGAAACAACTATTCAAAACTTAACTGTTACAGATTTTTATTATGACAGTGTAGGAGACACCGGATATGCATTCCGCTTTGCACCTAATGCAGTTATTACATCTCGATCTCCATATGTACAAAACGTAACAGTTATAACAAAGGGTACAACAACAAGTGCAAGTGACCCTAGAGGCTTTGCTAGTGGTGATGCAGGTAAAGGTGCATTAGTTGATGGCGGGGTAGTTCCTAGTGCAAGTGAAGAAGCAAGTATGCTCTTCCATAGTTGTACGTTTATTACTCCTGGTGTAGATGCAATTACAATGACTAACGGTGTTAGAGTAGAATGGTTAAACTCGTTTACCTACTTTGCTAACAGAGGATTATACGCTAAAAATGGAGTTACAGGTCATTTAAGTACAGATGGCTCAACAGTCAAGTACGGTGCAGAAATACGCTCTATTGGATCAGCAAACGTATACGGTAACTATGGTGCTGTAGCAGATGGTGCAGATTGTTTAATGTATCTAATACAACACAACTTTGCTTACATTGGCGTAGGAAAATATGTTGACAATGATCCTAGCAGAGTTATACAAAGCCAAGAAGCTACAGAACTTAATAGTGGTAAAATATATTATCAATCAATTGATCATTTGGGTAACTTTAGGGTAGGTGACGACTTTACTATTAATCAGGAAACTGGCGAAACAACATTAAATTTAACTGAAGCTGATATCGATTCTTTAAACGGTTTAACAATAACTACAAATAATCAAACTACCTATATAGATGGTGAAAGAGTTCAAACCGGAAATATTAGACTTTCAGGAAATACGATTTCAAGTTTAGCAGGCGCAATTAATATTAGTGCAGCAAGTGGTAATATAAATTATCTAGATGACACATCTATAAGTAAAAATTTAGATGTTAGTGGCAATTTAAGCGTCGGCGGCGCATTGATAACTCTAGGAGATCAGCCTACAGATACAATTAATTTTGAAACAGAATTTACACAAAATATTGTTCCTGATATTAGTGGTTTATATAACTTAGGATCTTCTTCTAAGACATGGAAAAACATATGGCTATCTCAAGCGCAGATATCAGATATAAAAATACAAGATAATTTTATAACTACATCAGCATCTAATGCTGATTTAGAACTTAGGGCAAATAGCACTGGTAAAATTTATATTCCTAATAATAATGTTAATTTTTTAAATGCATTGACAGTTAACGGCGATACTAGTTTAAAAAATACAACTATTACAGGAACATTTACTCCTATTGGCGATTTAGATTTTACAGGAAATTTTTCTACAACTAATCTCAATATTAGTGAAACATTAAATGTTAATCAAGTTGTAAATCTAGAATCAATAAAGATAGATGACAATTACATTACAACAACAGTAAGTAATGCAGATTTAGAATTTAGAGCAGCTGGAAGCGGTATAGTATTAGTTCCTAACAACAATGTAGAAATAGATCAAAATTTAACAACCACAAATATAAACACATATGATTTAACTACAAATCAAAATATAACTAGTGTAGAATTGTACGCAAGCAATAATTTACACATTAGAGACAACTATATAGAAACCACTGAGTCTAACAGCAACTTAGAACTAAGAGCAAATGGAACAGGTAAAGTTTTTATACCTAACCAAGTTTTAATAGATAATAATCTTAGTGTGCTTAACAATCTTACCTTTATAGGAGATTTAGGCGCAGATGATATACTCGGTGTAACCAATGTTAACGGTGATCAATTTTATGCTGAAATATTACAAACAGACGATCAAATTAGAATTTGGGATAATAACATTGCTACTGTTGTTTCAAATGCAAATTTAGAACTTAGAGCAAATGGTACTGGTGCTGTTTTATTAGAACAACTACAATTTAATGATGGTACAATAATAACAGGAAACTTAGATAGTTCCGATGTTGATTTAAATTTAACAGCAGATAATATAAACATTACATCCACAGCATCTTTACAAATACCTGTAGGAGACACTTCAGAAAGAGATACTAAATTAGGTGATTTGAGATTTAATTCTGATGATAATGTTTTTGAGGGTTATAACGGAACGTCATTTACTGGTTTTGGCGGTGTTTACTCAGATGATAGATTAACAAGTGTAACCGTAGATGCATTTTCTAACAACATTAGAATGATTGTTGGCGGAGGTTACAGTCCTTTAGATTCTACTGATTTAAGAGTAGAAATCACTGACAAACTTGTAGCAAATAGAATTGATGTTGATGATATACGAATTAACAGTAATGTAATCACAACAACATTAAGCAACAGTAATTTAGAATTTGTTACTAATGGCACAGGTGACTTAGTAATAGATGATGTAAGTTTTGAAAATAATTTAATAAAAAACAATGCAACTTCAGGAACAAGTTTATTAATAGGAAACACTGGACAAGGTAAAGTTAAGTTTGACGGCACATATGGTGTAGTTGTACCATACGGTGAAACTAAAGACCAACCTATTTATTCTGGTAGATTAAACATTACAAGCATTGTTAGCGTAGGGTCTACGACAGTTATTGAAGTAGCCAGTGCGCATGGATTGACAACTGGTGATCAAGTTTATATAAGCGGTGTTGAAAGTGCGCCTGATGATGCATTAGAAAATCTTAACACAGATGATAGTACATCTCCAGGAAGCCATGGTGTTGTTAGTGCGCCTACTACAACAAGATTGGAAATTGCTGTTGATACTTCGGGCGCAGTAATAGGTAATTATGTTGCTGGTACAGGTTATGTGTTAGGTAGAAATTCTGTCAATCCGCCAGTTGGTGACACAAGATGGAATACAGAAACAAGAATATTAGAGACTTGGGACGGTGATGTGTACATTGCATCTGCAGGTGTGTTTACTGCTATTACTCAGTCCGAATTTGACGACTTACTTTTAGAATATACTCTAGCACTAGGGTAACAAGCACTTATTTTCTTAATCCGATAAATACTATTAATGCTACAAAGGACGACCAATCCGTAGCAGGACGAACTGTGGTCAACCCGCAATGTAAGGTGGTTGGAGGGACAGGATCCCCGTATTGAGGAGAAGAGATGGCTGTTGGTCGTATATCAGGTCCGCTCTTAAAGTCTAACTTGATCCGTAATGGGATTGATTTAGCCTTTGAGACAGACTTACTGTATCTAGATGTTAATAATCAGCGCATCGGCATAAAAAGAAGCGCACCTCAATACGAATTAGACATAAACGGTACTACACGCACAACTAATTTAATTGTTGATACAGAAGCAGATATTGCTGATATTAACATAGTTGGCAACACTATAAGTACTACAAATCCGTACTTAAACTTAGGCACACTTGATACCGTAGTTTATCAAAACAAAGCACGTATTGATAGCATTGATATCGAAGGCAATGTTATTAGTACTAATAATTCTAATGCAAATCTAGAACTCCGTCCAAACGGCACTGGCACTGTAGAAGTGTTTAGTAATATGAATGTTGATGGAAACATACATGCAACAGGAAATATAACTGCTGACGGCAATATTACTTTAGGTGACGCAGATACAGATAGTATTACTATTAATGCAGAAATTGCAAGTGATATTATCCCAGACTTACATCAAACATATACATTAGGTAGTCCATCTAAAAAATGGAAAGATGTATGGGTAAATCAAATTACAACAGATTCTTTAACAGTAGGCGATCTTACTGTAGACGGAATTGATCTAATACTTAGACAAGGAAACATATATTATGTTGCTGAAAATGGCAGCGATACTGCAAGTGGTGATCACCCACAAGATCCCTTTGCTAGTATAAAACATGCATTGAGTCAATCAACTGCCGGCGATCTTGTATATGTTTATCCTGGAATATACACAGAAGAATTTCCTTTAACTGTTCCAGTTGGTGTAACACTTAAAGGTACAGGTTTAAGAGCTGTAACAATCCAACCAACAACAGATACACGATATAATGACGCAATCATTGTTAACGGAGAAAGTACTGTTGAAGATTTAATGTTAACAGGATTTTATAGTGGTAAAAAATTATATGAAGTAACACAAATTGACAACAGCACCACAATTAGAATCAATGTAGGCACTGCACCGTTTGCTCATACATATGTAAGTGGTGGTACTATAAATGCAGACGATAGTACATCGTTGATTGCAAATGTAACAAATGCTGTTTATGATCACACAACAGGCGAAATTGTAATTACTACAGATGTTGCCCATGATACTTACGTTGGTGCAAACTTATATTTTGGTGGACTAGTTTTTAGTTGCAATGGAGGAAATAGAACATTTCCTGATAACGGTTACGGTTTTCGATTCGCTACAGATTTTGAAGTAACAACTCGTTCTCCTTACATCAGAAACGTAACAGTAATTACAAATGGTAGCACAACAACCGCAGATGATCCTAGAGGTTACTTGTCAGGCGATGCAGGTAAAGGAGCATACATTGACGGGGCATATGCAACAGCAAATTCTAAAGAAGCAAGTATGTTGTTCCATAGTGCAACATTTATTACTCCAGGTGTAGAATGTATTACAGCAACAAACGGAGTTAGAGTAGAATGGTTAAACTCATTTACATATTTTGCAGAAAAGTCTGTTTATGCATTTGATAGCAACGACGGATTAGCTGGAGATGGTAAAACCCGTATAAGATTAAGCGGCATAAGCGGCCCGGGATTTGCTGCATCAGACACAGTAACATTTACTTCAACAGACGCTTCTACTGTTGTAAACATAACTGTAGAAAGTGTAGAAGATTCCGACATACTAATAGTAGACGGAAAGAATGTAGATCTACTAGACTTTGACACAACTCCAGCAAGTATATCTAATGGTAGTGGAACAACTGCAACAACAATAGAGTTTGTAGATGTAAGAGATTTTGGTGCAGAGATACGCATGATAGGTTCTGCTTCAGTTTACGGTAACTATGGATTATATGGTGACGGCCCTGGTGTAATTGTTTATGCAATAGGACAAAATTTAGCATATATTGGAAATGGCAAAGAAGTTACTAATGATGCAGAAAGCGTTGATCAAACCAAAGAAGTTACAGAATTAAATGATGCAAAAATAAGATATAATTCTGTTGATCACAAAGGTGATTTTAGAGTTGGAGACCTTTTTTATGTAAATCAAGAAGATGGAACAGTTAGTTTTGTTGCTAGTGCATTAAACATTGATCTAACATCTGGGGCAACATTTACAACAGGATCTAGCACAACATTTATAAATGGTGAAAGAATTGACACCGGCAATTTAAGAATAAGCGGAAATACAGTATCTAGTACATCTGGCGATATAAACTTTGATGCAACAAGTGATCAAATTAATTTACAAAATAATGTTAGCGTAACAGGAAATTTAGATGTAACAGGCGATGTAAGTATAGGTGGTAACATTACCATTGGCGATGAAGCATCAGATAGCTTACAAATTATTGCCGGTATAAACAGTAATCTAATACCAGCAACCACAAGCACATACTCTTTAGGTATATCAACTAACACATGGTCAAATCTTTTTGTTGACCAAGTTAATGTAGACAATATAAAAATAGATACAAATTATATAACAACTACAGAATCTAATAGCGATTTAGAATTACGGGCAAATGGTACAGGTGAAGTACTTGTACCAACAAACGATGTACAAATAGATAATAATTTAAATGTTGATGGAACAACAACCTTATCAGATACTACTATCAACGGAACATTTACACTTGTAGGAGATATTAACCAAACAGGTGATACTAATGTAACAGGAAATGTTACTGTAACACAAGATATAGACGTTGCAGGTGCAGCACAATTTGAAGATATTTTAATAAATGACAATTATATAACAACAACATCTTCAAATGCAAATTTAGAATTAAGAGCAAGCGGCTCTGGTGTAATTAAAGTTCCAAGCAATAATGTTACATTTAGTCAAGACTTAACTGTAGGGCAAAACATTTCTGTTGTAAATGTTACTGCAAGCAACACAGTTACTTCTAATAATTTTAATATAAGCGATATTAAAATAGACGACAACTATATCGAAACAACAGTATCAAATGCTGATTTAGAATTACGAGCAAATGGTACAGGTAAAGTTTACATCCCAAACAACGATGTTTTGATTGATAATAACTTAACTGTTAACGGAAATGTTACAGTAGGTAATGATTTGACAATATCTGGAGACTTTACAGCAGACGATATCACACTTACAGGCACTGCTACTGCAAACGAGTTTAATACTGGCGATATAAAGATATTCCAAAATGTGATTACTACAACAAATAGTAATTCTAACTTAGAATTGAGATCAAATGGTACAGGGTATATTAGTGCTGAAGATTTTGTAATACAAGAAAACGATATTTCAACTTCTGGAGATATGATATTATCTCCAGGCAGTGAGCATGTAATCATAAACTCAACTGGTGCATTAAAACTGCCGGTAGGTACAGAAGCACAAAGACCAACAGCAGTATCAGGGCAAATTAGATTTAATAGCGATCTTAATATATTTGAAGGGTATAATGGTACTACTTGGATACAACTAAGCGGAGTAATTGATTCTGACAGAGACACCAGTGTAACCGCAGAATTAACACCGGGTGCTAACGATAATGTTATTAGATTTACAGTAAACAATCAGGTAATTGCAGATGTTAATTCCACTAGATTAAGAGCAAACAAAATTATAGTAGATGACATAAGCATCGATGGCAATGTGATAAGTACACATACAGCTAATACAGATCTTGAGCTAACAGCAAACGGAACTGGTGATGTTATTATTGAAAACTTTGCGTTTAGCAATAATACAATTACAAATAGTGTAGCAGATAGTGTAACAACTTTCCAAAACACTAACAACGGATATGTTAAGTTTGCTGGAACGTATGGAATGGTTATTCCGGTCGGTACAGATGCAAATAGACCTGGATTAGCATATACTGAAACAGGGCAAATGCGCTGGAATACTACGTCTGCAAGGACAGAAATTTGGGACGGTCAGAACTGGGTGTCTGTTGCAGGTACAAACACTGGTATTTCTCGTGCAGAAGCTGAAGAATTAGCACTAGGAATAGTATTAACATTGGGATAAAAATATGGCAACACTTTTTGAAAATAAGGTAATAAAAAATGTAGGTACAAAACCTGTTTTGATTCTAGAAACAGACGCATCTACAAGAAACACTGTGGTAGGACTAAGTTTAACTAACTTAACCTCAGAGTTTTGCTATTGCGATATTATATTAGAAGATAACACAAGTGTTGCAGGATATTATTTGAAAGATACAGTTTTACCAGCGAATACAAGTTTACGAGCAGTAAGCACAGGTGAAAAATTAATTATTGCACCTAATAACAGATTGTTAGTTCGTTCTAGCGTGGACGACAGCATTGATGTTATTTTAAGTGTTGTTGAAATAACATAAGGAAGAAAGATGACTTATTTTATAGGTAGTAATCCACAGGACGTTTTAAACGGAATCATAAAAAGATATTTTTACGGCCTACGTAGAAATGATGATGGAGAATTATTTCTTATAAGGGTTGATCAACTTCAAGGCGGTGCAGACGCTAGTGTTACTATAAACGAATTAGGAGACCCGGAAGAAAACTTTCCAGATTTTGAAGAAGGTATAGATTTCTTAGACGGAATAGATCAGGATCATAATATTGTATATGATAATTTAAGATACCAACAGCTTAGATGGGATGGAAGAAGTTTGTTATATTATATAGAACCTGACACAGGCACATTTGTACAATTAATCAATGAAGGATATTCGTATCCTGAAAACATATCGTCGCCAGGATATTAAGGAGCAGTAAATGGCAGAGTTTAAACTAGAAAGATTTAAATACAACTGGAAAGGTACTTGGATTACCGGTACTACATACAATCGAGACGATGTTGTATTATATGGTGGTAGAAGTTATGTGTGTCTAGTAGGACATACGGCATCGGCAATTTTTAACACAGACAAAGACGCTACAGTTCCTGGGTCAAATCCTCCAATTCCTGCTCCACGTTGGGTGGTTATGACTGCTGGTTTTACATTCCGCGGAGAGTGGGCTACTAGCACAACATATGCTGAAGGCGACATTGTACTAAAAGACGGTTACTTATGGGTATGTATAATAAACGTTCCTAATTCTAGTGACTGGTATGTTGACGAAGCAAATTGGAATATTTACGCAACTGGTATAGATTTTAAAGGTAACTGGACATCTTCTCAAGATTACGGCAAAGGTGCATTAGTAAAATATAATGGCATTGTGTACAAATGTATAGTATCACATGTTTCTGGAGCAATACTAGAAGATAATGAAGATGACTGGGAAGTTTTCCACGACGGAGTAGAATATGTAGGCCAATGGGCGCCTGCTACTCTATTTAGAAAAAATGATTTAGTACAGTACGGTGGATCAATTTATAGATGTACAGAAACGCACACTAGTTTGGTGTTTGCAGATCCTGACGAGAATCCTGTAATAGATTTAGTAAGATTTGATGTAGAATTTCCGGGGTTCGAATTTGAACAGGAATGGTCTAGTACAATTCAGTATCAAACAGGAGATGTAGTTAGACATGGTGGCTATGTATGGTATGCTATAAATGATAGTTTTGATAGTAATCCAACACTAAATGACAGTACTAGCAACTGGATTCCTTTTGCCCACGGATTTTCTTTCTTAGGTGATTGGCAAACACAAGGGTATTACAGACCAGGAGACTTAGTCCGCAGGGGCGGAAACATATATGTCGCAAGAGATGCTATAAATGCAGAAGCAAATGACGGATCTACTATTGATTATTTGGATCCAAGTCAATGGGAATTAGTTTTTTCTGGATTAGCTTGGTCTAAACAACATTCTTGTATAGAATACAGGGTAACTATAGAAAATAGATTTGAAGAAGGTAATAAGTATATTCTTGATACAGCTTACCACCCTCCATTAGAATTTAAAGTAGGTAATACTTATATTTTCAATCAAAATAATTTAGAAAATGTATATTATCCTAATCAAATTGGTGGTGGCATAACCAATCCACACCAATTAAATTTTAGTTCTAATAATATCAACGGTGAGTTAGTAGACGGTGGCGATGTTTATCTTGAGAATGTGCGCTATTACTTAGACAATATTCCTGTAACATATGCAGAGTATTCTGATAATGATACATTTATCGCTGCAACATATAGAAGAGTTGAAATAACTATAACAGAAAACACTCCTACAACTTTATATTATTGGTGTAGTAACCATACAGACATGGGTGCTAAAATAACAATTGATGTAGACACAAGCTCTAGCACAGGATCTTGGATACAAAACAAAGAATATTTTGTAGGAGAAGTTATAACTTTCTTTGGAGATACTTGGAAATGTTTACAACAGCATACAAGCAGCAGCAGAAATTATCCTGGAGATAATGGTAGCGGATTTGTATACTGGGAATTAATTATTGAATCGCCAAACGAAGTAGGTATGAATGCAAAGGGCGATTTGCTAACTTACAATCTAAGTCAAACACTTAAAGGTGACGGAAGTACTTATGGATTAACAAATGTGCCTATAGGCTCAAATGCGCAGGTGTTGAGTGTAATAGATGACGATACAGTTTTTTGGAGGAATTACCTTAGCGACACTGATGTTATATATGTTGCATCAAATGGAACAGACGCAGATGGGTTTGGTACACATCCACACAGACCATTTAGAACAGTACGTCATGCTGTAGAATATGTTGAAGATAATTTTAGTGCATTAACTCCTGTAAAAGTAAAAGTTGCTACAGGAAGATATGAAGAAATTGGACCTATGACAATTCCGGCAGGATGCGTAGTAATGGGCGACGAATTAAGATCTACACTAATTGTTGCTAATGATATATTACCAGAGTATACAGGCGATTTGCCATACGTAAAACAGTATCTTGCACACTTTGAAACAATATTATTTGATATTTTAAACAACAATGCTTATATAACGCAGCCAGGAAATGACGTACCGAGAGATTTAACTCAACTTCCAGCAGGTACAGGTGCCGGTGCTGTAATTGCATCTTTAATCGATGACTGGGAATCTTATTGTGATTTTAGAATTAACAGCACAGGTGTTGACCCAACAATAAGTGGAACAAATACTTTATCTGATGACATTTCAAGAGGTAGAGCTGCAACTTGTTTACTAGCCAATAAAAACTTTATTGCTAGAGAACTTTCACTCTTTTTAGAAACATCCAATCCTGGAGTTACATTTACAAGATCAAGAGTAGAAGAAGATGTAAGACATTTATTAAGAGCAATTGCTTATGACTTAAAATATGAAGGAAATTACAAAACAGTTCTTAGTGCGAGAAGATACGTAAACGCTACATTAGGAAGCCAATTAGACGATATGTTCTGGTTGAGAGATGTAACGGGATTAAGAAGTTGTACAGTCCAAGGACTTAGAGGAGTACTTAATCCTCCAGGTGTTTATGATTTATATAGACGTCCTACAGGGGGTGCATTCTGTGCATTAGATCCTGGATGGGGACCAGATGACAATAGAACTTGGATTAACACACGTTCTCCTTACATCCAGGGTGTAACAACAATAGGAAACAGTTGTGTAGGACAAAAAATTGACGGATCATTGCACAACGGTGGTAACAAATCATTTGTGTCTAATGACTTTACACAAGTATTAAGTGACGGTATCGGTGCCTGGGTTTCTAATAACGCTAGGGCAGAACTTGTGTCTGTGTTTACATATTATTGTTCAGTTGGTTACCTTGCAGATAATGGTGGCGTTATTAGAGCAACAAATGGTAATAACTCTTATGGACTATACGGATCTATTGCAGACGGTATTGATGACACGGAAATTCCTGCAACAGCAACTATAGATAACAGAAGCCAAAATGAAGCTACAGTTGTTTCTGCATTTGCTGGAGAATTTTCCGATGAAATCTTTATGTTAGAATTTGATCATTTTGGAGAAGAATACACCAGTGCATCTGCAAACTTTATCGGATCAGGTGTTAATGTAGAGGTAGAATTTACAGATTTTAGAGACGGTGCAATAAAAGAACTTAGATTAACAAACCCAGACGGATCTAGCGACCCAGGCGGATTAGGATATACAAATGTTTTTGATAATGCAGCAAACGGTGATACAACCACAATAACTCTTGCACCAGATGAAGATATCACTGCTCCTCAAGCAATTGGTCAAAGAATAACAATTGTTGGAGGCGACGGAACAGGTCAATTTGGTTATATAAATGCATATAGTTCTGCTACAAAAATTGCACAAGTATATAAGATTTCAGATAATACGCCAGGATGGGATCATGTTGTTCCGGGAACAACAATTGCTAGTGTATTGTCAGGAAATACACAATATAGAATAGAGCCTAGAATAACAATACCTCATCCTGGATTTTCCGATCAACCTTACGATTTGCCAGGAAGTAATAGCATTGCAGATGCCACTTATGGTGAAACAACAGAAACATATACAGGACTACAAGGTCAATTAGGTACTGGAGAAGTGATTGACAATGACGGACTTGTACCCTCAGAAGCAGAATTTACTGTTGTGAAAAGAGGAAAAACTTATGAAGTTACCATTACAGACACAGGTGCAGGCTATGCTGTGGGAGACACTATAACCATTACAGGAGATTTACTTGGAGGATCAACCCCTACTAATGATTTAACAATTAGAGTGCTTACTACAACAGAAGATAGTACCAATGCTATTGCAACTATCTATAGTGAAGGCACAGGACAATATGGAAAGTTTGTCGTTCTTGACACTACAAATGGTAATGCGTTTTACAGTGCTGATGGCCAAACATGGGGAACAGGCACACTACCGTTAACAGGAAATTGGAAAAAAGTTAAAGGAGCAGATAATAAGTTTGTAGCCTTAAGGACAAACAGTTCTAACGGAGCATATTCTTTAGATGGAATAAACTGGACTATAAACAATATGCCAACAGCAGGTGATTGGGTAGACGTAGAATATGCTAATGGTAGATGGATAGCTATTGCAGAGAATAACAACGATGTTGCTATTAGCACTAACGGTAGCACATGGTCTACATCATCAATACCAGATGATACAGTTGGAGACAGTACTGCTACCCAATGGCAAGTTATTGCATATGGTGGAGGTACATGGTGCGTTGTAGGAAGTGAAAGATTTACAGCTACTAGCACAGACAACGGAACTACATGGACTAGAAATACTAATGCTATACCTGCAGGAGATTATGATTTTAAATCATTAGTTTATGGTAACGGTAAATTTATATTAATGACTGCTGATGGTGATGTTTGGTATAGCTTTGATGGAGTTACATGGACAGCAACCAATGACATGCCAAAAGAAGATGGTAGTACAACAATGGTTTGGGAAAAAATGGAATACTATCAGGGTGTATTTTTTGCAGTTTGTAATACAGGAAGTAAGGTTATAGGTTCGGACCCTACAACAGGTCCTACAACCTATCTAGCAACAAGCGAAGATGGATTACTATGGACAGAACGTACTGTAACAGAACCTAAAGAATGGAAAACCCTTGCAGCAGGAAACCCTAATAATCAATTAAGTTTCTTAATGGTAGGCGATGGTACAGGAACCAATGCTATAAACAAAGTTGCTACAGGCTGTAGAGCGAAAGCGCGATCTTCTCTAAACAGTAACGGTGGCTTCAACAACATTAAACTATCTGATCCTGGTAGTGGGTATAATCCAGCATCTCTTCCAGAAGTAGATATTCTTGACAACCAAGTTTCAACAGAAATAGGAATAGATGTACGAATAGGATACGGTTCTTTGAGTCAGCCGGAATGGGTGAATAGAGGTCAAGGTTATAGGACCTCTAGTACGAACGTTACAATTACAGGAAACGGCTATGCAGATAAAATTCCAGAAGATAGATATATTGTTTTAGAGAATCTTGAGAGGCTTCCTGGACCAGGTGCTCAAATATTAATTGAAGGAATCCTAAATGAAATTACAGAAGAACCGGATGATCTAAAAATATTTACAGCGGTTGTAGTGACAGACTTAGGCGATGATGGAACCGGTAGGTCTAGATCTAGAGCACGTATTCAAGTTTCTCCTAGTATAGAACATGAGTACAACTTAGCACATGCAACAAATGTTTCTATAAGAGAAAGATATTCGCAATGTAGAATTTCAGGGCACGATTTCCTAGATATAGGTACAGGCAACTTTACTCAAACTAACTATCCTGACTTATATGCAGGAGGAGCATATTTTGTAAGCGCACCAGAAAATGAAATATTGGAACAAAACGGCGGTCGTGTGTTCTACACAAGTACAGACCAAAACGGTAACTTTAGAACTGGAGAATTATTTGCAGTTGAGCAAGCAACCGGTATTGTTACTATTAGTGCTGACTTCTTTGATCTAGACGGTCTTTCAGAACTTGCACTCGGTGGTGTTAGACTAGGCGGATCAGGTGCAGTAATTAGAGAATTCTCAACTGATCCTACTTTTAGTGCAGACTCTAACAATATTGTTCCTACACAACGAGCTATTGCAACATTCTTAGCAGACAGGTTAAGTGTTGGAGGATCTGATTTAGAAACAAATGCTTTGGTCGCCGGCGGAATATTTGTTGGTGGCGAAAATAATGAAATAGGAAATCCGCAAGGAAATACTATACAAGTTCTATCTCCTGTAGTTTTTGATGGCGCAGGAGCTGGATTAGCAGGAAGCTTGTTAGGACAACAAATGTTCCACAGGGATGCATTTGATCCAACCATGCAATAAAACAGAAAGATAAAAATAAACTAAATACTGTAGCGGAGTACAAATAAATGGCAGAATTTAAACTAGGTAGAATTAGATTTGTATGGAAGGGCGACTGGGCAACTTCCACAACTTATTATAAGGATGACGTTGTAGCGGTTGGCGGACGTATGTACATATGTACAATAGGTCACAGCAGCTCACCAGATTTCTTTACAGATTTTGATATAGTTCCACCAAAATGGAATCTTGTAAGTGACGGTTTAAACTGGAGCGGAACATGGCAAACAGGCACAGCGTATTCTTACAATGATGTTGTAGAATACGGTGGACGTTTATATATTTGTAATACTGTACATACATCCGCAGACGACAGTACACAAGGTTTAGAAGCAGATAGTGCAAATTGGACTATATTTTCCGAAGGGCTTGCTTGGAAGGGAGACTGGACACCTGCTACCCGTTACATAGAAAATGACCTAGTAAAGTATGGTGGCCAAACATTTGTTTGTAACACTTATCATACTTCGGCAGCTACAGAAGCACTCGGTTTAGAACAAGACATAGGAAACTGGGACTACTTTAATAGAGGGCTAGAATACAAAAGCTCTTGGACTCCTGATACAAAATGGAAAATTAATGATGTAGTAAACTATGGCGCTGTTTTGTGGATTTGTACAACAGATCATAGCGGTACCACAAGTTTTGCAGCTGATAGTTCTAATTGGGAACAATTCGTAAGAGGCTTCCAGTTTGAAAACGATTGGTCACCTAATATTACTTATAATGTAGGCGATGTTGTAAGATACGGTGGCAACCAGTATATTGCAAAAACCAATCACATTGCACAAAATCCATTCTCTCAAACAGACGACTGGGATATATTCTTAGAAGGGTTGCGCTGGAAAGGAGAATGGGGCGATGACTCTGCTAACCAAGATTATAGAGCAGGTGATTTAATTAGTCATAGCGGTTATAATTACATTTGTATAGCAGATAATTCAAATCAAGAACCGCCAAATGCTACATACTGGAATGTATTTTCTTATGGTATTAAATGGCGCGGAGAATGGTTAGACGACCAAAAATATTATGCAGGTGACGCAGTACGTTACGGTTCTAATTCCTATATTTGTATACAAGGACATATATCAGAAGGTGATGATTTCTCAACTGAAACACCTACAGATCCAGGCGGCGGTGCACAAAATTCTCGTCCAGACTTAGATGTAAATCAAACATACTGGAACATATTATCTATAGGTAGCGAACAAAGTGTTCTTACAACTACAGGTGACATGGTTTACTATAGTGGATCAGGTCCAGCTAGATTACCAGTTGGTGAAAATGGACAAGTATTAACTGTAAATTCAGATAGTATACCAGAATGGGCGTACTTAGGTGCAGCCGACGATGTGTATTATGTTGCAGAACATGGCGTTGATAGTCCATTTCCAGAATATGGCAGAACATTAGACCGTCCATTTGCAAGCATTAGGTACGCAGCGAAACAAGTGGAACAAGGTGCAAAAAATCCTAATGCACGTAGATTACTAGAAGCTAACAGAAGATTCATTCAGAGAGAAATTGTAGAATGGATCGAATATCAAATTGATAACGCAGGTGTTGGCTCTATATGGGAAAATTTTGACTACGACACTAAAAAATGTGAAAGAGATATGGGCCTGATTGTTGATGCAGCAGTTTGGGATATTACACACGGCGGTAATGTACGTTCCAGAGAAGCAGCATTGTCATACATAAATGACACTACTGGATCTCCGTATCTAACACAAAAAGCTCAAACTACTGCGGCAATTAATTACGGTTTAACTGTTATTCAGGCAGTGCTTAATCAAACAGCACCCACAACCAACTACCAGGTAACAAACGGTGACAATTCTACAGCTATTGTTACACAAGATGTTACAGGAACAGCATCCGAATCTGGCGTTTACACAGAAATAGCAGGATTAGTTGGAATAATTACAGATGCAATTACAGCAGGTAATGACGATGATCTTCCTGTAAGACTAGAAAGAACTACGCTTATAAAAGTGTCTACAGGAAAATACTATGAAATGCTTCCTATTATTGTTCCTGCACTTTGTTGTGTAATGGGTGACGAATTAAGAGCAACCAATGTACAGCCTAGAAAAGAAAGTAACACAACCCTTACTCCAAAAACAGACGCAATTTATAGCATACAGTCTTTTAATAGATTAGAAGAAATTATCGGAGATATTGTAAGAGGTGTTTCTGTTACGCCAACAACTGGTAATACTACCACTCAAAGTGCAGAATTTCCATTCGGTGAAGCTGACCAAGAAGCTGCGGTTAAACAACTTGCTCGTGTTATAAAAAATAATGCAAACTTTGGTATTAGCGAAAAGAATAATGTTACATTTCCTGGTGTAGATACAATTCATGATGCAAATTATGCATACGCTAGAGATTTGATCATTGCTAACAAAGATTTTATTAAGGAAGAAGTAACAGGATATATTGCTGATCAATATCAGTCAGATCCTACCTCTGCAAGTTATTTGTACTACAGTAAAACAAAATGTAAACAAGATGTAGGATATATTATAGATGCTATATGTTACGATTTGTCATACCAAGGTAACTGGCAAAGCGTTAATGCAGGATTGGCTTATTTTAACGGAAACAGCGGAACACTACAAATTGCAGGATCAGAAAAAACTGCAACATTAGCTGCATATGCTTTCCTAAGCAACTTGTTACAAACAATTTCAAGAAATATTACAGTAACACCTTTGTATAATACAAAAGGATTAACACAAACTAACGGTGAAGCAGGAAGTGCAGCGGCTGCAACTACAATATCAAACCTAATGACTAATATCACAGATATTATAAATTTAGGTCCAGGCAGTGCTCCTACTATTACATATCCTGATTTATCTGGTGTAAGTATTCCTTTACAGACAGCAGGCGATGCTTGCTTAAATGCATTACCAAATATACAAGAACAAACTATTGATTTTATAAGTAAAAACTTTGGTAGTTTCAAATATAATAGTGCTCAGTGTCGTAGAGATTTACGTTTAATTATGAATGACATATCCTACGGTGCTGCACTAGGTAGTAACTTTAACAGTGTGCAAAATGGTATTGCATATACTAGAGCATATGCAAGCACAGTATTAGCTGATCAATTGGTAGAAACTACTGGCGCACTAGCAGAAGCAAAACGCCTAGTAAATATTAGTGTTACTACAGACGGGTCTAGTGCAACTGGATCTAGTACATTTGCTACAAGAACAGATGCAGCATTTGACGAAATTATAGACATTTTAGAAAACGGCGTTGCAGCAGCGGATGCAATAACATATCCAGATCATGCAGGTGTTGTACAAAATCGCAAAGATGCTAAAGATAACTTAGTTGCAAACAGACAGTTTTTGATTGATGAAACTGTTGGCTGGATAAATGCCCAGATTGCAGGCGCTGCAGGAATATGGGCTGGATTTACATACAACCAAGATAAATGCGCAAGAGATTTAGGTTATATTGTAGACGGTTTAGCATATGATATAATGTATCAAGGTACATTAGCTACTACAAGAATTGCCCAAAGTTATTTTGACGACGATGGCAATATCCAAATTGCAGGTCAAGAAGCACAGCATGTAGCTATGTTTACGCAGTTGGCTTCAGTTATTGAAGATGTTGTGCAAGAAACAACTGTTACACCAACTTATAGTGCAACAGCTCAAACAAAACCTGGAACTCCTGCTACAGGCACAGAAGCAACAGAGTTAACAGCAAAAGTTACAATTGTTTCTAATGTTATCAATGCAGGTAATTTGACAGGACTGCCTAGTATTGTATATCCAGACATTAGTAGTGAAACAGCAGAATTACAAGATGCTGTAAGCAATTTACAAAGCGATGCTGAAGATATTATACCTGATGTTATCCAATATATCAATACTACATACAATGATTTTAATTACGATCATGATAAGTGTCAACGAGATTTAAGAATTATACTTGATGCTGCTAGATATGACTGGATGCTAGGATCGACATTTGCTTCAACTGTTGCTGCATGGTCATACTTGCGTAGACCTAGTGCAAAAGTTGTTGGTAATCAGAAAGAAGCTACTATTGCAGCTAATGAGTTTGCGAGAGTGCAATTGATATCGGCAATAACAAGCGCAAACAATAATAGTACTGCAAAAGACGGATTAAATGCAACATGGAAGTTAGTTCAAGATACAGTATTTGGTGGTTCTAACGAAGGTGGCACACGCCAAGTAGAAGATGTAAATAGTTATAATGCTATATTACAACTAGAACGTAACAAAGAATTTATCGTAGACGAATTGCTTGCATATGTAGATAACTATTTCAAAACAACAGTTACAGATCAAAACGGCACTACTGATGTATTCACAGCTACAAGCACAGCGTGGATGAAACAGAACATGCCAATTAAGTTTGTAAATCCTGATGATAGCAGTGCGTCTGTTAGTGATGCTGGATTAAGTACATCAACTACATACTATGTGAGAGATATCTTAACTCCTACTACATTTACTATATCAACCACAATAGGTGGTTCTAAACTAGATGTTGAAGATCACGAACATACTATGATTGTTCAGAAAGCCTACGAATATAACAGAACTCTTTGTGCAAGAGATGTAAGAGAATATGTAGATGCTATGAAATGGGATTTAACATGGCCTCAGGAATTTGTAAGAGAATATACTGATAGCATCTCTATAACACTACCATCTAACTATAAAACAAATCTTGCTACAAGATATTATGTAAACAGTGTAATAGGCTGTCAAGAAGAAGATTTCTATTACTTAAGAAATGGCACAGGTCTACGTTTACAAACATTAGACGGATTACAAGGAGACTTAGGGCCAAGAAATAGTTACGGTACAAGTCGTCCAACAGCAGGTGCATATGCATCTCTAGATCCAGGTTGGGGACCAGACGATACTCGTGCATGGATTATAGATCGTTCTCCATATGTACAAAACTGCACAACGTTTGGTTATGCAGCAGTTGGTCAAAAGATTGACGGTGCGTTACACAACGGCGGCAACGATTCGATTGTGTCAAACGACTTTACACAGGTTATATCTGATGGTATTGGGGCTTGGATCACTAACAACGGTAGAGCAGAACTTGTGTCTGTGTTTACATACTACTCACATGTTGGTTATCTAGCAGAAAACGGTGGACGTATACGTGGTACTAACGGTAATAACTCATACGGTGACTTTGGTTCTGTAGCAGAAGGTGTTGATCCAGAAGAAACAGCAGTAACAGCAGTAGTTGACAATGACAGTCAGTATAGAGCAACAGTTGCTTCAGTTGTTACAGATCAAGTAGATGAAATACTACAAATAGAATATGAACATGCTGGTAATGATTATACTCAAGTAAGTATTAGTTTCTTTGGTCCGGGCGACAACGAAGAAGTTGAAGAAGACGAATTTAGAGATGATGGTATCAACAACGTTAGGATATTAGACTCTGATGATAGTACTGGCTCTGATCAAGGAGGCAGCGGATATACACTAGTATCTAATACAGCACAAGCTGGAACTAGTTCCAGCATAACAATTGCTGCTACAGACTCAAATTTGTCTACTGCATATCCAGGAATGATGCTATATATCATAGGCGGCTCAGCAGTTGGTCAGTTTGGTGTTATTGATACATATGATTCTGGAACTAAAATTGCTACAGTTGTTAGAGAATCAGATGGAGCAGCAGGTTGGGATCATATGATTCCTGGTACAACTATAGTAAGTCCTACTTCTACTAGTGTATACCAAATCGAACCTAGAGTGCAATTTGATGCACCACCAAGTGTCGACTCTGGTCATACATTACCTGCAGGAAATACTTGGAATGACATAAAATATTTTGAAACTACAAAACTTTATGAAGGTGTAAGTTCTACTACAACTTCTACTACAGGTAGTGGTGCAACTTTTGACGTTGAAAAAGTTTATACAAAATACTTTATAACTATAGATAGTGCAGGAACAAATTATCAAAGATTAGATACAATTACAATACCTGGTACTAGCGTAGGCGGCACAACACCAGAAAACGATATTGAAATTACAGTAACAAGTATTAATTCTACAACAGGTGCTGTTGTTGAATTTGACTTTACTGGCGAGGCCAGAGGCGGTATGTTTATTGCACTTAGTGATACAACAGCTGGAGCATATAGCTGGGATGGCGAAACATGGTTAACTAACACTATGCCAAGCGCAGGCTCAGGCGGCACGTGGCACAGAACTGCTGATGGTTTAGTTGATGACGGATCTACAAGTTTTAGACCTAGTCAACTAGTTGCTGTTACCGACCAAACAAATGTAGTTGCATACACAACAGACGGAGTTACTTGGACTAGCGGTACTTTACCGGTAGGAATGACAGCAGCGTCTACAAAATATGTTGCATTTGCACAATTAGGAGCAGAAGGATTTACTAGACATGTTGTTATTTCTAATAATGATAGGGATGTTGCATACTCAGATGACGGCGGCACAACATGGCTGTTAACAACAAATGCATTACCAGGGACAGGTTATCAACACCTTACCTACGGAAAAGGATTGTTTGTTGCAATTTCAGATGCAGGACAATCTACTTATTCTGAAGATGGCGTTACCTGGCTAGCGGGTTCAGGACCAAGTGCCGAAACCTACACAGACATGACATATGGTAAAAACAAATTTATTGCAGTTTCTAGCACAAACAATGCATACGCCTATAGTTTAGATGGTAAAAATTGGGTGGATAGTACATTGCCTGCAATAGCATCTCCTACCGCTTATACAAGAGTTACATATGGACAAGGCCTATTTGTAGCAACGCAAACGTCAACAGGATCTACTGTTGTTACTTCTGAAGATGGTATATACTGGACTCAAACAAATGTAACCGCAGATCCAGGAACTCCTTCAGGACACGGTGCAATTGGATTTGGTAATCCAGGACGCAGTGGTATGTTTGCACTTTCGAGCAACGGCGGCAGCAAAACACACGTTGTTAAGTTAAGAAAAGGCTGTAGAGCCAGAGGTAGAGTAAGTATTGCAAGCGAACGAATTTTCCAAATTCGTATTGTAGAACCTGGCTCAGGTTACTACAACAGAGTACCATTTATTACTATAACAGACCCTGGAAACATTTACGATGCTAACTTATTAGCAAGAAAAGCAAAGGGTGTATTAGCACAGCCGAGCTTTGTAAACAGAGGAACCGGTTTTACAGCAGCAACAGCAGACATTGATCAAATTGGCAGTAACGGTAGTGCCGATTTCTTCCAAACAGGCTCATATATTGCTGTAAGAAGACTAAGCAAACGTCCTGTAGAAGGATCAAACGTTGTGTTTGACAGCCAACCAGGAACAACATATAAACTAGTTAATGTGCTTTCCTTTATAGGCAGCAACGACGGCTCATATAAAGCAATACTACAAGTTTCACCTGATGTAGATACAACAATAACATTACCTGATGCAGATCCAGTAACAATGCGTATTCGCTACTCGCAAGTACGTCTTACAGGTCACGACTTCCTAGATATAGGTACAGGTAACTTTAGCAAAACAAATTATCCAGGTTTACCTACGGTAGATCCTGACCCTGATAACGAAACAGTACAGTCAAATGGCGGACGAGTGTTCTACACAAGTACTGACCAAGATGGTAACTTTAGAGTTGGTGATTTGTTTACTATTGAGCAAGCAACAGGTGTTGCAACACTAAATGCAGAAGCATTTAACATTGCAGGCTTGCAAGAACTTACACTAGGTGAGGTTACACTCGGTGGTAACTCAGCAAGTATTACAGAATTCAGTACAGATCCATTCTTTACTGCAAACAGTGATACTGTTGTTCCTACACAAAGAGCTGTAAAAGCATACATCGAATCACAAATTGGTGGCGGTGGTGCGTCACTTAATGTTAACAGTGTAACAGCAGGTGACATTTTCATCGGAGGCAATAGTATTTACAACGTCGCAGGCGGCGTGATAAATATTACTGCTAACATTAACTTCGTTGGCGATGTAACTGGTATACCAATAGCATATAACTATTTCTTAAGATAATGAGAGGATAAAAGAAAATGGCCACAGGAAGATTAGGAGCAACAACGTTAAGTGCAAGTACTAATGCTACATTGTATACTGTTCCTGCAGATACTTTTTCAGTTGTAACTGTAAGTATTTGTAATAGAAACGGATCAGATGCGCAGGTAAGATTAGCACTAGCAGCAGCAGATACTCCAACAAATGACGAATATTTAGAGTACGATGTTACACTTGTTGGTAACGGCGTAGTAGAAAGAACAGGCATCGTAATGGATACAGGAAAAAAGATTGTTGCTTACTCAAGTGCATCTAATGTATCTGTTGTTGTGTACGGTATCGAAACATCAACAGTAACAGTATAAGAGGATAAAAAATGGCACGTAAACTATCAACAGGTATAACAGGAAATACGCTATTAGGAACATTGGCTGTTGTAACCGACAATACTATTACTTCAATTGGAACTAATCAAAATTTGATTATTGATCCAAATGGTAGTGGGCAAACTAATGTCGTAGGTACATTACAAATCCAAAACGCAAATAGTTTAAAATTAGCTGACAGTGATAATAGTAATACTATTAGTATAAAATCACCTGGATCACTTGCAGCAGATTATACACTTACGATGCCAGCTGATGACGGCACTAGCAATCAAATACTACAAACAGATGGCTCAGGCAATCTAAGTTGGGTTGACAAAACAATTAATGTAAGCGATGATACCACTACGAACAGTACATTTTATCCTCTATTTACAAGTTCTACAAGCGGCACTATAACAGCAGCTACGGTATCTAGTTCTAAGTTAAGATTCAATCCTAGTGCCGGAACAATGACTGTTGGTATTGTTACAGGTAGTACAAGCGCATCAGCAAACTTAGTGTTACGCAGTACTACAAATGGTTCTAAAGGTCAAGTATACATAGACGAAGGCACAGCAAGTTCTAGTACTTCTACAGGAGCACTTAGAGTTGCAGGCGGTGTAGGAATTGCAGGAAGTGTTTTTATAGGCGGTACAATGAGTGCAGCTACTATTTCTGAAACATCAAGTATAACATTAAAAGAAAATATAAATCCTATACAAAATGCTCTTGATAGCATTGCCCAACTAGCTGGTGTAATATACGATCGTAAAGACGGTAGTTCGAAAGATGAAGCTGGGTTAATTGCTGAAGATGTAAATCAAGTATTGCCTAATCTAGTTACAAAAGATGAAAATGGTAATCCTCAGTCAATTATGTATACTAAACTAAGTGCATATCTTATTGAAGCAGTAAAAGAATTAAAAGACGAAATTTATAAACTTAAGAGAACATAATAATGGCAACACTTAAAAACTCCGCAATCTCAGGCTCGTTGACACTGCCAAGTGGAACTTCAGCCCAAAGGCCTTCTAGTCCTCCAGAAGGCTCAATGAGATACAACACAGATTATAATATGTGCGAATACTATTATAACGGTGCTTGGATGTTTTTAACAGAAGGTCGAGGAGCAATTCCAAGAGATGGCATGATTTTAGAACTAAGTTATGATGATGCTAACAGTTGGCCTGGTAGCGGTACTACTTGGTACGACACAAGTGGACAAAACAATCATTTTAGAATAGCAAGCGGTTGTCCTGATGCAGGACAGCAAGCAATGAACTTCAGTACAAACTCTCTTAATGCAAAATATCAAACCAACTCTACAGATTTACCAGGAGTTCCTGGAAGCGGCGGGCAATGTACATACGTATGTGTAACACGTATACTCAATGATACTAGTCAATGGCGCACACTTACAAGAAGCTGGAATGCAGATCACCATGTTATTATACAAAGTGGTGGTTGGGATATAGGAATGTATGACAACGATGGCTCCGGGTTTCTCGACGCTGGTGGCCCTAATCAAAATCAACTTTACGGATATCCTGACAGATATATGGCGTGTGTATGGCGCTGGCAAGACAGTGATCAACCTACATATGCATTTAATTGTATGAGCGCCCAACAAGGTATATACACAGGTAGTTTTAATAATTCTAACGGACGTTATAACAGAGGATTTAGTGTCCTTGGCGGATACCACAGTGGCTCTAATGATGTCACCGTAGGATCTCAACCTTGGGGATGGATTAAATATTTTGCTTGTTACAACCGTAGGTTAAGTGACGATGAAACACAACTAGTAATTACTGCAATGAGAGCAAGGTACAACATATAAGGACAGTCAATGGCAACATTAAACAGCACAACAATTAATGATACAGGCTACTTAGCCCTGCCAGTAGGCACAACAGCGCAACGAGGAACAGAAGCAGCAGGAACACTTGTATATTTTACAAGCGTAGGAACAACCAGTTGGACAGTTCCGTCTAACGTTGACACCGTTGAAGTGTTAGTTGTTGGCGGAGGCGGCGGAGGCGGCTCTGACATGGGCGGCGGCGGAGGCGGCGGAGGCGTTGTCTACGAAGGTGCTTATAATGTAAACGCAGGAGAAACAATTACAGTTACCGTTGGAGGCGGCGGGTCTGGTGCTCCAGCAGGACAAGGACAAGTTAGAGGTTCAAACGGCGGAAATTCGGTATTTGGATCTATCACTGCTTATGGCGGAGGCGGTGGAGCATCGAGACACGATGGTTCAGGCGCACCAGCAGGTGATGGTGCAAGTGGCGGTGGAGCATCGGGTGGTAGAGGTAACGGAACTCCAGCAGCTAATGCATCCGGATACGGTGGCGGCAACAGAGGTCGTCAAATATACAATCAAGGTAACGATGGTGCGTGGGGAGATGGTTATTGGTACCCAGGCGGCGGTGGCGGCGCAGGCCAAATTGGATTTACTAATCCTGCACACGGAGGCAATGGCGTTCCAAATAATATTACTGGTAGTATTATCTACTGGGGCGGCGGCGGAGGTGGTTCCGGCTACTCAGGGCGAGGCGGCGATGGTGGCCTAGGTGGAGGCGGTGGCGGAGCCGTCAACACAACATACGGGGGTAATGGATATAACAATGGATCCGGCGGTGGTGGCGGAGGCACTAGCACATGGGCACAAACACCAGGCGGTAACGCAGGTGCAAATACTGGCGGTGGCGGTGGCGGCGGTTCTCACTACAACGCAGGAAACCAAGGTGGCACAGGTGGTTCTGGTATTGTTATTGTAAAATATAACACACAAGCAGGCGGCGTTGCACCTAATGCAGGTAGTATGCGTGTAAACACAGATACTGGAGCAGCAGAATTTTACAGTGCTACAGGAACATGGAATAGCATGGCTATTCCTTTTAAAATCAGAACTGTTATTACCCATCATTTTATGGCCGGCGGATATAAAAGTTCAAGTGCATGGAACAATGTAAACAGAACTACGCAAGCGACAGATACTACATTAAATTTAGGTGACGGTAGTATTACTAGATCTTTTAACTATCAAGGCGGAGCATGTGGTAAACACGTTGGATTTATCTTTGGTGCTGGTAACGGACATGCTGTAAGTTCTAACGTAATTGTTGCATTTAACATGCGTACAGAACAAGCATACACAGGACATGTAAGTCAAGCAGGAAGCTATAACGGACTAAACAAAGGTACAGTTTTTTGGGAAACCTACTACAGTTGGACTACTGGAGGCGGAAGTTCTAACATTGACGAGTATAACCTAACTACAGAAACTCTAACACAAACTATTGGTGGTTGGAGTAGCACAAACCAATGGGGTATGAGCTCAGAGCATGAAGCATATTTTTATTGGGAGAATGATTCAAGAGTATGGACATACACCACAAGAACAGCAAGAAGTTCACCAAGCGGACAACCTTGTAATCACCATCAGCAAAAAGCAGTCCAGTCTAAATTAAACTACGGTTGGGCAGGCAATGAAGGTTCTTGGAACGGTGGCTACAATCTACGTAGAACAAACTTTGTAACTCACCAAGCCAATCAAGGTACTTATGGTAAACCGAGCGGCAACTCCGGAGAAGAAAACTTCTCAATGGGACAAGACTGGCAATATATGTTAGGCATGTACAATGGATTACAGAACAACATTTCGTGGAAATGGCAATATTATACTGAAACCGGATTCCAGGGAGGATCTACACTAGAACCTAAAGGAAAAGCTGGTTCAAGTTCTGGATTCTGCTGGTGGAGAGGAGACTAAATGGCAACCTTAAAAAATACTAATATAGATGATACTGGTCACCTTACGTTACCAGGACAAGGAACCACAGTTCAAGGTAATATTAGATATAATAATGCTGAAAACAAAGTAGAGGAATATCAAGCACAAACAGCTGGCGGTAGATGGAGCAGTATGGCTGCTCCATATTTAACTAGACAAATTGTAACCACCGGTTATTTACATGGAGGATATGCATTTAGTGTTGTTTGGACAAACACCAATAGATCTACTTTTGCAACTGATACAACAGTAGATTTAACAGGAGCAAATCAAACACAAGAAAGAGGACACAACTACAAAGCAAGTGTTTGGAGTGCAACCACAAACTTTACTTTTGGCGGACAAGCTAATGCTCACTGTGCAGGTTCTAATGGAAATATCGCATTTAACATGGTAACAGAGCAAAGTTTTACTAGTGGATACAGCAGAACTATTCCTTGGACTACTAATAATAATGCTTGCATCCAGCAAGAACAGTGGAGAGGATGGACAGGCATGGGCGGAACATCAAACGTATATGAGTTTGATTTCCAAACAGAAACATTAAATACCAGTGCAATAACATCTAATCCTAATTCAGGCGGATGGGGAACTAACCATGAAAGTCATGCTGTATGGATAGGGTCAGGCGAAGGTTATAGATTTGCATTTGCTACACGTACAAACATCAGTGGTAGAAGTTTACGTGTACAAGGTGACAAACATCAGCACACATTACAATTCAAACATTCCTATCATATTGCCGGTCGAGAAGGAAACCCATCTTCTAACTGGAGGGAAACTAATATGTACAGTGACACAACCAGAGACGCTATCGGTAGCAAGCCAGCATATAGTGGCGAAGAAAATACAGTCACAGGGCAAGAATGGGCTTACGGTCTAGGATGGTATCAAGGTGGTCACGTAAATACAACTTATAAATTTACATATGCTACTAGATCAGGGATAACTACTACATCAAGTACACAGCCTAAAGGAATGAATGGGCAAAGTTCCGCAACGATGTCGTGGAGAGGTTAGTGAGGGTAAATATAGTATATATATTACCAGGAGTTAATTATAAATGAGTAAACAAGATAGACTAATCCAATATAGTTCAGATAGATTTGTAAGCGAACCAAAATCTGATATTTCTATGCTGTCGGATGTTGATAAAGAAGTTTTGCACAAAGCAATGAACAAGGAATGGACTAATCCAAAATACAAATTACGTTATTTTGTAGGCGAAGCTCAAATTACACCTTATGCTAAAATGCGTCAATGGCTTTTAGAAATAAAATCAAAAGAAGAATCTATTGAAAACTTAGAATATGAAATTGCAAAAGCACAGGTAGAATACGATAGATTTGAAAGAATGAGAGACCAAGCCCATGACGATTTAGACAAACGTCTTGCTGAAATTGAAATGTGGAATTCTGATAGGATTATGTATACCACAAAGCGTAGATTGCAAGATTGGTATTTAGAAAGACAACAATTAATTGATTTGCTGACAGAGTTTTTGGCAAGTGATCAAGCATATTTGCCTGACGGGTCTGGTAGAACATATATGGATATTCTTAATACAGAAGAAGAAGATTTATATGAAGCAGAATATTGGACAAACAGACTAGCAAAACAAGCAGCAACAGATATGTTGTTTTACGGAAGAATTGGTTCTGGAAATATGGATGCTATTCTGCAAATGCCTCCGGAACAGCAAGCGGAAACACTATCTTTGACTGTAAACTATAGCACTAAACTACAAGATTATCAAAATAGGTTGCAGTCAGAAGCAGAAGAAAATTTAAAACTAAATTATCAACAGGAAATGAAATCATTAACCACACCTGCAGATGAAAATGATGTAGAAACACATTCCCTTGTTGATGATACTGAAAAAAAAGATGAGGGGTTAATAGACGATGTATATTCTACATGAAACAGTTGCGAGCAATGATCCGAGATTAGATCCTCGTATAAAAACAAAAACTAATGTTTGGCACTACACTATAAGCGAATTAAATCCTAACGAAGGTATTATTACTTCGTGGCTTAACCCTGTAGAAGTTACAGAAGAAGAACTAGTAGCATCAAAATTTACAAATGTAATGGATAATATGGTACCAATATTAGTAAACACTGCTAATAGAGTAGATATGGTAGAGCCTACAAGTTTTGGTGATCCTACATATGAAAAAATCATGTATACACTGACAGCAACTGATAAATCAAATCTTGTTTCTTTGATGAAAAAAATGATGAAATTACATGCTGAAAATCATATAGAAGATAACGGTATTAAACAGAAACTTTTATTGGGCATAGAACCTCTTTCAAACGTTGAAGAAACACAAATGTACATGGCCACGTACTTCGAATGGGAGTGTGCATTTACACATGATAAAAATAAAACACCTATGTTTGATGTAGCATGGGTATGGGGTCCTGAAGAAAGAGGAAACATGGAAGAAACTCCTCTACAACAGGTGGAAAATCCACCTAGCTAAACACTTCACATTTCCTCTGGGTTAGGTACGCTTACAATAAGTATGTAGTACTCAGAGGAAATATTATGCGCAAAATTTTTAGTGTTCCGTTAAATCCTAAACTATCACCAGAACAATACACAGAATTTTACAATTTTTTATTAGAATATAAAGATTATATATATGATGTGTATTTTACATCAAGAATAGCACCTTTTATGCAAGATGCTATGGGAGATTTATTTGTTTATAGTGAAGATTATGATCATGCAATTGAGCAAGCACTAATTATACAGCAAAACATAGGCATACCTATTAGTGCAACATTTAATAATATTCAAGTTGCACCTACGCAAAAAAATCTTGATACTTTCATTAAAAATTTTAAACCTTTGTATGATGCAGGTGTACATGTTGCTACTATTCCACATACACATTGGATGGCTACAGGACAAATTAAATGTGCATTTCCAGAACTAAAAGTAAAAAATACAATTTTACGAGATGTCAGAATCGCATCTGAAATTGTAAATCTTGCAAAATATGGGTTTGATTATATAAATCTCGACCGTGATTTAATGCGTGACAGAGATACATTAATCCGGTTGAAACAAGCAAAAGACTGGATAAAGGAAAATTTAAATAAAGACATACATTATAGTTTACTAGCAAATGAAGGATGTATGGGAAATTGTCCTATGATGGTAGAGCACTTTCATTTTAATAATACCAGGTCAGGAGATACCCCTCAATATTTTAACGATTCTATAAGTAGAGTAAGTTGTCCTAAATGGGACGTAGATGATCCAAGTGTGCATCTAAAGACAGCAAACATTCCTCCATGGAAGGAAGATTGGGACGAATTTATAGACGATCTAGGAATAAATGTGTTTAAAATGCATGGTCGCGAATCGCCAGGACGATTATGGGAAACTATGGATATAATTAAACGCTATGCAAATAATGAAGATATATTATTTGATAATTTTAGCAGTTATTTACAAGACAATAATTTAATTGAAAAACCTATTAACGCCTGGCGTAAGAAAATTAAAAATTGTAAATTTGATTGCTGGGAATGTCATTTTTGTGATGACATATATAAAATTAAATCAGAAATTGATCATACTCCGTTAGTTAAGCATGTAGCACAAGCAATACTAGATAGCGGAGTTCCGACAGTAAAAAATAGTATTCCTGGATTAACAAGTTCTAGAATAAAAACGTTGCTAAATCTAATTGCTAAAGAACGCAAAATTTATATGGAAGTTGGCACTGCACTAGGGGCCACATTTTGCGGAGCTCTTGTGGGCAATAAAGCCAAAGGAATAGCAATCGACACTTGGGAGGAAAATATACAACCTTTTAGGACTGATGTTGGAGAACTACCTGAAAACAATTTAGAATTATTTAAGGAGAATGTAAAGACACATTTAGATAACGAAGTTGAGATTATAAATCAAGATTTATTTAAAGTGGATTTAACAAAATATTCTAATCAAATAGATATGTGGTTTTATGATGGGCCTCATAGCGAATCTGCTACAGCAAAAGCAGTTGAGTATTATTCCTCTTGCTTTTCTGAAGAAACTGTGTTAATATTTGATGATGCTAACTGGATGGGCGTTGTTACAGGCGCAAAAAAAGGAATCGAAAAAATAGGAGCAAAAGTAGCGTATGAAAAATTAATCATGGGGGAGCAAGAAGATCCAAATGGTTGGTGGAACGGTTTATACGTTATGGTGGTAAGAAAATGATAGAAAATGTTTTTGCAATTCCTATATATACAACAAAAGTTAAAGATTTTGTAGGAATTTCTGCAGAAGTTAATAATGCTATAGAACATAGCAAATTTGCCAACGAATGGCAGCCTGACAACGACACTGCAAAAACAACATTTATACCTCAACAAGAAACAAATGTACTACGTAAATTTTCTATGGAAAAGCTGGCAAATGAAATATTTGACAATGCAGAAATTTATTTAAATGAAACTAAACAACCTATAAAACAAAATACAGTAAGTATAGAACAAAGTTGGATTAATATTTTTGAAGAATCGCAACATATTGGTACACACGAACACGGTTATCAACCTAACACGTTGAGTGGTGTTTATTATCATTCTGCTCCTAGTGGATGCGGAAACATTATTTTTAAAAATCAAAATCCTTTTGTAATAAGTTTTCCGCATCAGTCTCCATTATATTCTAATCTTCATACTGTAGAGGCAACTGAAGGTTTACTAATTTTATTTCCAAGTTGGTTGTTGCATAAAGTAGAACCAAATAGATCAGGAAAACAAAGGTGTTCGCTATCCTTTAATATAGCGTTTGATTATATATTTTACGGTGATTAAAAATGAAACAAATAAAAAAAATTATAATATTTGGTGGCGGAACATCAGGTTGGTTAGCAGCAGCTCATCTTAGTAATACACTACAGAATCCTGTTGAAATAATGCTAATAGAAGATGCAAGCGCAGGGCCTATTGGAGTCGGTGAAGGTACACAACCATTAACTGCTAAATTTTTACACGAATGCGGTCTAATGCCAAAAGATTGGATGAAACCTAGTAAGGCGGCACTTAAACTTGGAGTAGAATTATCTGGATGGAATGATGATCCATATTTTGTAGATAATGATGATGCTAACAATTATGTTCCTGCACAAGATAAGTTGATTAATAATTATTTTATTACTAAACCTTACAAAGAATATGCAGACTGGCATCCTGCCTACAGAATTGCAAAAAATAACACATCACCTAAATTAACAGAGTTTACAGATGTAAACTTTGGTAATGGTTTGGATAGTTTTGGAGCAGTGCATTTTAGTGCGTATGATATTATTGACACAATTAAAAGGATAATATCAAATAGAATAACTTATGTAGACACAAAAATTGTAAATGCAGAAACCGACTCAACGGGAATAACAAAATTAATAGATGAAGAAGGTAGATTTTACACAGCAGATTTGTATTTAGATTGTTCTGGGTTTAATAGTGTATTACTAGAAAAAACTTTAAAATCAGAATGGATCAGTTACACTGACAATGGCTGGCTGTTAAACGACAGCGCAGTTGCAATGCCAACACAATATAATAATCCAAAAGAAGAATGTCATCCTTATACTAAAGCAACAACTATGAATGCAGGCTGGAGATGGACAATTCCTACCTATAATAGAATAGGTAATGGTTATGTATACAGTAGCAAATTTATTTCTAAAGAAGCAGCAGAACAAGAGTTACGAGAAGCATTAAATGATTTTGAAACTCCTGTTAAACATTTAAAAATGAAGTGCGGAACACACAAAGCAATCGCATTAAAGAATGTATGCGGTGTAGGGTTAGCAGGAGGATTTGTAGAGCCGTTGGAAGCAACAGGAATAACATTTACTACAGCAGTAATTAAGTCTGTGTCAGATTTGCTAAACATGTATCAAAACAATTGGAATGACGAAGTTTTAGATCATCTTAATCAAGGATGGTATGAAATGAGTATAGAAATTTTAACATTTATTTGGGCACACTATTATTTTAGTTCTAGAAATGATACTCCTTATTGGCAAGAAATTAGAAAACAAAAAATTGAAGACTTGCCTACTAATGCTCAATATATGCTGTCTAATTATTATCCGGATTTGAAAAACTTCTTATATTTTAGCCCACAAAGTATGTTTACCTCGCAACAATGGTTTAGTATGTTACACGCCGGCGGTGCGTATAAAAATATTATAAAACAATTAGATCCTAAAGAAAAACAGTACTACGAATATTTTATACAAGTACAAAATAAAAGAGTCGAATTAGCATTGGAAACATTTCCAAATCATTATGAGTTTCTGAAAGAATGGTATGACGGATGGACAACAAATTAGAAATATTTCACGCTGATCTTTTTATACATGATAATGTAGGTACAGATTATCAAGTTGCAGATTTAAAAGATCAAGTTTTATCTGCTAAAGAAAAAAATAGCGGTGTTATTCCTAATAGTAATGATAATTGCTGGCGAAGTGTGCATCAATACGATAGAATAGATTGGCTCTATAATGCTGTAAAAGAACTTACAAAGGCTGCTAGTGAATACTATTTTGAGACAGACAAATTTTTTAGTAACAATCTAATACAAAGAAAAATAGATATAAAACTTTGGACAAATGTAAACGAGCCAGGCGGTGCTAATGTTTTGCACAACCATGAAAAGGATTCTTATGCAGCAGTTTACTATGTAGATGCAGAAGATACTGGATGTTTAAGTTTTCTTAATCCTGCAAACTTATTATCTAATTGTAATCCATTGTCTCCTATGACTAGGCAATTAGTATATCCGCCTGTAAACAATCAATTAATTTTGTGGCCGGCTTGGGTACCACATGAAGTAGAAATTAACAAATCAGATAAGCAAAGAATTAATCTTGCATTTAGTATAAGGGTATCATAATGAAAGTACATGATAATATATTACAACCTAACATGTTTAAAAAATTGCAATCAACTATTTTAAATGCACAAATACCATATTATTTTGGAGAATCTACAGCTTTTAGAGAAAAAGAAAAACCAGATGTACTAGATTATAGTTGGAGTCATTTGGTATATGAAGAAGGACAGCAGTTAAGTAGTTTAAGTAGTTTTTTAGAAACAGTTTTACTTAGTGCGTTAGATAATGCTGAAATAGAGATACAAAATTTAATTCGTATTCGTATTGGGTTAATTACAGCAACTAAAGATCCTATTGTACACGACCCGCACATAGATTACGAAACAGATCATCAAGTAGGTTTATTATATGTGCATGACAGTGACGGCGATACAATTATATATAAAAACACTTATGAAACAAATAGTTCTTATAATAGTATTGACTTTATTAAAGATAAAAAATTAGAAGTTTTAGAACAAGTTAAACCAGTAGGAAATAGAATGGTATTTTTTAATGGTTTACAGTATCATTCTAGTACAACACCTATACACCATAATAAAAGGATTGCAATAAATTTTAACTATGTCTAAAGATAAAATACAATTTTTTTCCAAAGTTAAAGGATTAGCAGAAGCATTTCCTATTATACCTGCTAGGCAGTTTGATGCTAAATGGATGCAAAACTGTAAAGCAGATTATGTCAAAGTTAAAAATAGCTTGCAACCTAGTCATTTACAGTTATGTCCCGGTATATTTGATATTTTTAAATATGGATATATGGTTCCTTTATGGCATGATACTGTTTTGAAAACTACAAGAGACAGAGAAGATTTTGATTGGGTTTTGCCTAGCAAAACACTAAGCACCATGAGAGAAGGCGAAGCAGTTGGGACACATCCATACGAAGTAACTAAGTGGTTACCTAAACGTCATTATAGCAAACATGCTATTGTAAAATTTAATACACCTTGGAATGTTATTGCACCAAAAGGAATAAAATTCCTAGTGTTACCCATACCATATCCTGATACATTTGAATTTGAAAGTAATATAGGTATTTTAGATCCTGCTATTAGCACAGAATTAAATATCCAGGGATATCTTAATATTAGCGAAGGAGAACATATGATTAAGGCTGGTACTCCTTTGATGCATATTATACCATTATCAGAAAAGAGTTTTGATTTCGAATGCAGAGATATGAATGACAACGATGCAGAATGGTTAGAGAAAAGGGTTTACTTTAATATTTTTGGATTTAAATTAAATAAAGCAAAACTTAAAGATGCATACAATAATCATTTTTGGAGAAATTAAATGATATACGAAACCTTTACACGTAATTTTGTAAGATATTCGCAGGAACTAAGAGACGACGGCGGCGATCCGTACAAAGTTATTAAAACAAAAAAAGACAGAGTAAAAGCACGGCAGATACTAAACATGTATCTAAAAGATAGAGAAGTTTATTTAACTTATAAAACCGGCGATATTGTTACTTCTGTTGTTGCAACAAAAATACCGTCTAGTGAGCTACCACAACCGTTACCAGCAATTGAGCCAGTTGAAACTCACATAGGAGAACATATAGAGCTGCAAGAACATCATGTATCTTTTTACATTATGCCTGCATGTGAGCCTACACTAGTACACATTGACGATGTAGTAGAATTTGTTGTAACACCTGATAATATCGATAACCTTTTCGATTACTTAAAGTTTCATAAAGATGAATTTTAAAATATTTAAAAAACCAAAGTTAGAATTTGTTGCACTGTTACCGGAAGTAGCACAGATTATGCCTATTTTGCCTGCTAGTAAACACCAATGGCAATGGGCTAAAGATGCATTAGAAAACTATAAAAAAGAAAAAGACAACAACAAAACAAATAGGTTTACACATGTATCAAGATGCCCTGGCATATTAGGAATAACAAAGTCAGGATGGATACAACGTGCTTGGCAAGATATTGTAATAGAAACAAACGGCGACGGTAAAAGTTTTAAATGGAAAACACCTATAAACCAAGCAGTTACAGATAGTGATAATAATTGGAAATGGGATTATGTAAGCCATCACCCTGAAGAATTATTCGGTTTATACAATCCTGACAAAAACTGTTTGCAAACAATAATAAAAATACAAAGTCCGTGGATGGTGTATATTCCTAAAGGTTACTATTTAATGAGTATGCCCTTGCCCTATCCTGACAGGCACGAGTGGACGGCAGCAACAGGATTTTTAGACCCAGACTACGGTCCTAATTTTTTAAATGTACAAATGTTCTGGCATAATCTTAATGGACAAACAGTTATTCCAGCAGGCACTCCTTTGTGCCAATACATACTAGTTAAAAAACAATCAGTTGAAACAATTGTGAGAGAATGTAACAACAATGACATTGATAATTTAAGATTACGAGCAAGTGCTATAGATTGTAAATATCAAAGCAATTATACTATACTTAAAGATTTAAAATGGAAATAAGTACTTGTATGCAAGATTTTTACAGTTTGCTAGGAGTTAACCAAAATTCTAGCTTAAAAGATATAAAAATTAAATTTAGAGAACTAGCAATGGTTTACCATCCTGATAGAGGCGGCAATCCTGACGAGTTTAAAAGACTAAAGACTGCATACGAATGGTTGGTCCAAAATCACAAACAGGAAAAAAACTATATATTTGATGCTTCATCGGATGCACTATTTAAAAAATTATTTGGGAATCCCAATCCACCGTTTAGGAGATAATCATGGCGGCTCATAAAGTAGAAATTTGTCAATATTTACACAAAGAAACACAAACACAAAATAAAGCTCACGAAAGAATTCTAACATGGCAGATGAACCATAGATGGGTTAAACATCAATTATCACACGATAAAAGAGAATTGTTGTTTTGGTTTGATGAAGATTATGAAGAATTTAAACGTACTTGGCAATATTATTACAAAGACATTTATTGATAAATATGATATAAGCCGAGGAATATAAATGTCATCAAATCCAGTAGTTAACAATATAAGAATTATTCCTAGAGACAACGCTTTCCTAAATAGAAACACAGGCTCTAGTGGAGAAATCTATTTTAACAAAGAATTAAATTCTCTTAGACTATACAGTGGTCGACTTACTGGTGGTTACGAGGTCCTTAGTGAAGCAAATTTATCAAAAATATTAGGCGATTTGCAAACGGCAGCAATTTCTTATACTGTTACTATGGGAGTCGACACTATTGGTAGCGACCCAAACGGTAAATTTTATATAGACGGTGTAGAATCTCCAGATTTAACTTTTGTCAAAGGTTATACATATGTTTTTGATCAATCAGATTCATCAAACGCATCTTATAATAGTCTATCATGGCCAATTATGTTTGACACAGAATCTGGACATTACACAGACGGGGTTATATTTGTTTTAGATGAAATACCTGTTACTATGTCTTATTATGTAGAAAGATTTGCTTTTGCAAATACAAGAAAAGTTTACATAACAGTAAGAAGCAATGCACCAGAAGCGATAACTTACGGAAGCTCACAAGGCGGAAATATTACTGTAGGAGTACCTGGCAGCGGCAGCGGAGGTTCTAATAGTTCTAGCATAGAAGTTTCGGATACTGCACCTAGTAGTCCTAGTCAAGGCAATATATGGTTTAATAGCGACAACGGTAGACTATATGTTTATGTTACTGATACAGATAGTAGTCAATGGATACAGCCTAGTGTGCCTGTGCCTAGCACATTTAGTAATGTTGCTATCACAGACAGTACACAGTTTAGTGCAGAAGGTTCTGATACACTTAGATTTGAAGATGGTCCGGGTATTGAAATTTCTTCAGACCCTATATCAAAAACAATTAGAATTAGTGCTTTATCTACAGGAGGAGGCGGTGGCGGAGTATCTTACGATCAAAGTTTAAATACAACTGATAGTGTAACATTTAGCAGTGTTAGTGCAACCAATTTTACAAACACTGGTGTAGGCTTACCAGAATTAGAAAGTGCTAGTTCGATAACATTAACAGCACCAGACGGTGTAATTGTTGCCGGTGGCCAACTAAGATTACCTAGTCACGATGATGCATCAAGGGATGCTCTTATTGCAGCTAATGGTGATATGATTTATAATACAGATGATAATAAAATACAAGCGTACATTAATGGAGCTTGGAGAAGAATAGACGATTCTGCAATTGTTTAAGGAAAACTTATGACTGAAAAAGAATATGTAGTTGTAGTAAATGCAGGAGTAGATTTAGAAGCTTTTGATGCAGAGTTAGCAGCGTCAACTGGAGAAGGACCTATACCTAATCGTGCAGTTGACATTGCAAATCCTCGAATAGGTTCAAAAAGGATGACTCATTGGATGCTTACAGACGCGGAAGCTAATACATTAATGTCTGATCCAAGAGTCTTAAGTGTAGAAATACCTGCAGATCAACGTACAGATATTTCTATAGGATTGCGAGCATTTCAAGGCGACGATTTTACAAAACCTAGTGGCTTAGATCCTAGTGTGGTTAATTGGGGATTGCGCAGGTGTATAGAGAGTACAAATAATTACAGTAATAATAGTTCTGCAACAGGGCAGTACGAATATGCATTAGATGGAACAGGAGTTGACATTGTAATACAAGACAGCGGACTACAAGTTGATCATCCAGAATTTGCAGGCAGAGTGCAACAAATAGATTGGTATGCAGAAAGCGGATTACCAGGCACACAAAATGCTAATCATTATAGGGACTTAGACGGCCATGGAACGCATTGTGCAGGTATAGCAGCAGGTAAAACCTATGGCTGGGCAAAAAATGCTCATGTGTATAGTCAAAAATTAGCAGGGTTAGAAGGCTCTGGCGACAGTGGAACAGGAATTTCCATTACAGATGCATTTGATACTATTAGACTTTGGCATGCAGCAAAAACAAATGGCCGTCCTACTGTTGTTAATATGAGTTGGGGATATTCAAGCACTGTAAGTGGAAACCCTACAGGAGGAACTTACAGAGGTGTTCCGTGGGTATGGAATGTTGATTATAATAATGATACGTTTTTGTGGCAAGGCACAGGCATAGTGCCTGCTGTATTTGGACCTGCTAGAGTTTATCCAGCAAGAGTTGCATCTGTTGATGCTGAAATAGACGATATGGTTGCGGCAGGCATTCATGTTTTTATAGCAGCTGGAAATGATTTATACAAAGGGGACGATGTTGGAGGTTTAGATTATGACAATAGTGTAATCTATGGCGGTACTACTTTGTATTACCATAGAGGAAGTAGTCCTCATTCAGACAATGCTATGTGTATTGGAAATATAGATTCTGCTGTACAACTTGATGGTGGAATTTACAAAGATAAAACTGCAAATACAACTTCCAGAGGACCTAGGGTTGATATATTTGCTCCAGGAACAAATATAATTAGCACATTAAGTAATTCTTCTATATATTCTACCGGAGATTATCCTGATAACACTAGTTTTAATGTTGGTAATTTGAGCGGAACTAGTATGGCTTCGCCACAAGTAGCAGGTGTTTGCGCCCTTCATCTTCAAGTTAATCCTCAAATGACTCCTGCACAATTTAAAAGTAGGATCCAAAACGATAGTTACAATGTAATGTTTGAAACTGGTTTAGACAATGATTACAGTGTGTATCAATCTAGTTTAATGGGAGCTCCAAATAGAGTATTATATAGCAGATATGGAACACAACCTTTAGTACAAAAAAATATAGTAACAAATGTAGGAACATAATATGGCAATAAATTTTCCAAATACCCCAACAAATGGAGATACATTCACAAGTGGAGACACAACATGGCAGTATGACGGTACAGCCTGGAATGTTGTTATAGCAGGAAATCTTACACCTATAGATTATTTTAAAACATTTGTTACCGATGCCGGAACTATTGTTGCAGATACACCTGCAGACACAATAAATTTATTAGGTGGCTCTAATATTACAACAAGTGTTAGTGCTGGAAATCTTAATATTGCATTTACGGGCGATGTTGCCGGTGTTACACAAAATATTTGGGAAACATTTCAAGCAGATAGCGGAAATACTAGCGCAAACACCACCACTGACATACTTTCAGTAGTTGGCGGCACAGATATCAGTACAGAAATTACCGGAGACACACTTACTATTAATTACACTGGTTCCGGCGGCGGTGGCGGCGGAGCAAATGCTCTGAATGATTTAACAGATGTCGACACTACAGGCTATGTTGCAGGAGATTATCTTGTTAGGAAAGGACTTGCATGGGAACCAACTGGTAGAAAATGGACTTTACATTACATGCCTGCTATTGCAATGCTAACTGTTGATGCTATAGGAGTTACCGCCTATACATTTAATAGTCATTACTCAGGAAACAATCCTACAATTTATGCACTTGCTGGAACTACCATTGGTTTTGACCTAACAAACGCTAGTGGCCATCCATTTGAAATACAAGATCCTACTTTGTCGCAATACAACAACAATCTAGTACACATTGATGACGAAGGAGTTGTAAGCACAGGCGCATCAGCGCAAGGTAAAGAAAGAGGTGTGTTGTATTGGCAAATTCCTGAAAGTATTTCAGGTAATTACGTTTATCAATGCACTACGCATGCAGCAATGTTTGGGACAATAGTTGTAAAACGTCTCAGTGTTATTTAATTTGTGATTGTTGCAATAACTGTATGCATTCTTGACGTTTTTTTAGGATTTTTTCTCTAATATCTCCAGCAAGATTAGGAACAATCATATTTTTTCCGGCCGGATCGTGCCAATTATCCATATTTTGAGCCAAATGGTATATTTCGTCACAAAGTTTATTAATTCTTTGTTTTAACACAGGATTAGATGAGCTTTTAACCTTACTTCTCCATCCTTCTAACTCTATTCTTAATTTACTGGCGTGTGCAAGTTTCGGTAACATCCTATTTGGCTCCTAATATACTGTCTGATTTAAACACATTGAAAAAATCTTGTTCATTACTAGAATTATTTACCTCTGTTATGCTACTATTTTCTTCTAAACTTTGTAAACTACTTGGACGCATTGCAGGAACATGCCAAACTCCGCCTTCGCCTAGCTCTTGTTCATATAATTGACCATTATTTGTGTCGATCCACCTAAATTTAAATTTTCCGTTGTTAATAAAGTATGTTTTATCTTTATCTTTGTGAAAAATCATATCTGTACAACTTAGTTTGTTTGGAAATACTAAAATTTTGCCACTATAAGTTGGTTGGTTAGCCCAATGTATTTCATATCCCCAAGAAAATTCCTTAACGTTATTTTGTTTGTTCATTTTAAAATCTCTATTGCAATAAGTCGATAACTTTAAACACAGTTTCAAGTTTAGAAAGGTTTATTTTATTAGTAAGTGTGTTTTTTAAACCGTAATGCAACGGTTTTGGCCATTTGTTAAAAGAAACCCACGCAAATCCATTGTGTTCTGCGTTGAGTGAGGGTAAAAATTCTTCATCAACTACACACAAGTATGTATGGAAGTGAAATTGTTTATCATTAGAAACAAAAGTTTCTAATGGAATAGTTTTTTTAATTTCTATTTTTCCAATTTCTTCAAAAATTTCACGCTGGAGTGCTTCCCATGGTGTTTCAGCTTCTTCATTAGTTCCACCTACCAATCCCCACATATCATTATGCTTGCCGTTTACTCTATGTAGGAATAAAAAACGTTTGGTGTTAAGTGCGTATACCAAAGCACCACTACATACTATTAATTTATCTTTCATATTAATAGTTATTTAAAATTCTAAACGCCATGTTCCAACTTGATATTCGCCATCTATAGACAATATCCACTCGTCTTGATCGAATTTGTACTGGACGCCTGTATTTAGATTGGTTGTATATACAACGGTACTATCATCTTCGCTAGAATCAAAAACAATATGCCATTTTGATCCATCCCATTCTACAATATCATTAGCACTTGCGACAAAATCAGTTCCGTCTGCATTTTTCCATGCGTCGGGCCCGTCATATCCTGGTTTACCTACATTAACACTATCATTCAAATCGCCTAAAAGGAGTATTCTTGGATTAGAACCTTTCAAACCGTCGGGATTTGTTCTTTGAGGATCAATAATGTAATCAATTTTGCTTCTATCTCCATTTGGACCGTGGAAAACTGTATCACTAGGTAAAGTATCTGTATCCCAGTTGATTACAATTTCTGTAGGATCACTAGGGTTAATCTGAATGTATCCTACAATTTCTGTATCCCAGTCGGTTCGTAACAATCTAAGTTCTGTACCGTTAAGGCTTCCTGTACCTTCAAATACAAATGGCATTGATTTAAGGTAACCTAGCCATGTTTCTGCGCCTACTATACCTTTTCTAACCAGTTGGGCGGTGCTATTTAATACAAGTAGGTTATAATTATCATGACTTGTATTGATTACAACGTCTACATCAGTTTTTACTGCCTCGGGACTAGTTTCAAGTTGTTTTATACCATCCGTCGGAACCGTTGCAACCTTGGTGTGAACATCAGTTGTTGGCACTGTAGGTGTTTCTTCTTTAGTAATAACAGTTTTAACTTCATTTTTAGGAAAGTTTCTATCTTGAAATGCTTGTAAAGTAGGTCTTGAAAGATCAACCTCAATGGTTCCTTGACTTTCATTGAATATACTTTGGACAATTGTTGTAATAACACCTAAACGTTTTACTTTTACAGGCGGAGAAATCCAAATAGGTGTTTGAAAATTTAAAGTTGCTATGTCGATCTCGGATTCTGTCCCCATTGGTATGCTTCTGCTACTAAAAGTTAATCCTGTTAGGTTGACTACACTTAAACTTGTCCAATCAATGTAGTTATCTGTGGTTTGTATTTCTAAACTAGGATTAAACAACATTAAAATTTGTTCTAGTATTTGTAATTTTTGATCAGTATTGCTACTCCAAATATCTACATTTACTGAAAGCAAATAAGGAGTAGGCATTAATCTTTCTACAGTGTAGTTTTTGCCTTCTGTGTTTAAATATTCCTGGCCTGCGCTATCATATGCACGTTCTCTAATGTTTAGTTTGTTTACATAACTAGAATCGCTAAGACGGTTTGTATCTTGTTCTAGAGCAGATACATAAACAGCCATTCTAGGTGCGCTAGGAATTTTGTTTTCTGAGTTTTCTCTAATAATATTAGCAACTTGTCTAGTCAAGTCGCCATACATGACAGGTACTTGTACCAAAGCACCTTTGCCATCTTTATAACTAAAGTTACTCATTAATCTTACGATTTGAGTAATGTAACGCCTTATTTGTCCGTCATAAAAATGTTGCATTAATTTCCAGCCTCAAAATTTTCAATTTGTGAAATCATGTCTCTATCACGCATTCTTCTAAAGTCGCGCTTGTTTACATTAGTAATTGTTACCCGCGCCATACCTGGACGAGCACCATAAGGTAATCTTATGTAATAATAATTTCCATCAGGGAAAGGATTTTTGGAAACAGCAATTCGTCTACCGTCATATATAGCAGCAAGGAATGGTGTTGCCTCCATTTCACCTGTTTCATTGTTAGCAATATCTATAGATAAAAATATCTGCTGATCGTTTGGCAATACTGCGTCTTCTAAATCACCGTATGCTTCTTCTTGCCTACGATTAATTTCATCTGTGATAACACCGGCAAATTTTAAAAAACGCATTCCTACAACATCTTGCATTGACCTAGGGCTTGCCAGTTCGTCATCTTTAAGCATAAGTGACATTTGAAGTGGCCTTTCCGAAGGATCTACTTGGTATACATAGCCCATATATACTATTTCTATAGGATCATAAAGTCCTGCATCAGGATTTAAAATAGTTTTATCTGCTTCGTCAGATTCTATAGCATTTTCATTTGCCTCAGCAAAAGCAAGTCTTCCTAGTCCGTATTCGGGATAAACAAATCTATATCCAAATGGCACAATTACACTGTTAATTTGTGCAATGTTTTCTGCTGACCGAGGTTCTCTCTGATAATCGCTTATAATATCTTCAATTACATTACTACCAAATTCCTGTTGATACATTTCCACAACTGCATTGAAATGTTCTCTGCTCTGAATTCTTTGAAGTGCTCCTAATACTTTGTTTTCATTAGTTCCTGCACCAAATAATCCTTGTCTTAGTTGTTCTATTATAGATGGAATAGCCTCTTCTTGGTCTCCTGGTAATCCACCTTCTTCTCCTGAAATGCCTTCATCTCCTGCTTCACCTTCATTGCCGCCACCGCCGGGAAGGTTTATAGTAGGACCTACAGGATTTCCGTCAACATCTACGTAATTCATATTGTTGTCCATCCTGTTAACCTGTTCTCCCGTCTCGTCATGCAAGTTATCTCTATTTGCATCAACACGATCCGCCCATGCATTTTGTTGGTCAATAACTTCTTGTGCGTTCATCATAGTAACATCTGATATTTCTGGTTCTGGTTCTGTTTCTGTAGGTGGTGTTTCTGTTGGTGTCTCTTCAGGTGGTGTTTCTGTTGGTGTCTCTTCAGGTGGTGTTTCTGTTGGTGTCTCTTCAGGTGGTGTTTCTGTTGGTGTCTCTTCAGGTTCTGTAGGTTCGTCTTCTCTTTCTTCCGGATCAATTTCTGTTTTATCCGGATCCGACTCAGGGGGTTTGACTTCACTGTCTCCGCTTACATCATCCTCTCCAGGAATTGGTATTTCTCCATCATCTTGAGGTGCAGGATCAAGAGCAGCTACATCTAATGGTGATTGAGTACCGCCAGGGCCTGATAAGAACATATTTTTTATAGTTCTGTCCGGATAATCTTGACTCATCCAATATTCTGCTGTTCTACGCATTAATTCCGGATCGTTTCTTAAATCGTCCGGTATTGGCCCAAAGTACACAGGCTTACCTTCGTCATCAAAAACAACTAATACATAATAGTTTTGAGTATCTGGTCTAGGCGGTGTTTGTTCTTGCTCTTTTATAAATTCTTTAAATCTCATTTCCTTGCCTCCGGAGGTAGTGGTCTAAACGGAGAAATTTCAACTTCGTCTTCTCCTGGTTCTGTTTCAGCAGGAGGTGTAGGTGGTGTAGTTGCCGGCGGCTCCGGTGGCACCTCACTTGGCGGTACCTGAGGTTTAGGAGGCGTAGTTACTTCTGGCGGCTGCTCACTCGGACTAGGCACCGTTGGTGGCTCAGTAGGTACTACAGGTGTAGATGGCTGTGTTGGTGGCTCTGTAGGCACCTGTGGCGCTGGTGTAGGAGTTGGTGTAGGTGTTTGTGTATCTACATCAGGAGTTACGTCAGGAGTGCTAGGAGGCCTTGGTTTGGGCGGCGTCGACGGCGTTTCAGGTCTAATATCAGGAGCTGAAGGAATTGTTGGAGGTTGCTCCGTAGGCACTTCAGGTGTAGGTGGCACTGTTGGAGGAACTTCTATTGTAGGTGCATCTGGAATAGGCTCTGGAATAGGCTCTAATGGTAAATCTTCAGGCGGCGTAACACCAAACTGCGGCTCATCTGTATCATCTCTAGGAGCATCAGCATCAAATCTTGGTTCATCTGTGTCAGAGCTCTGTCCACCACTTTGTTCACCTCCTTGTGTTCCACTAGGTTGGCCTCCAGGTTCGCCAGATCCTGTTGCAGGTCCTGTACCGGGTCCTGTGCTTGATCCATCGCCACCTGTACTTGTACCTCCTGGTCCTGACTGATCGCCAGCTGTTCCTGCACCTGGTCCTTCACTACCCCCTGGTCCTAATCCACTATCACCTGAGCCCGGACCAAACCCGCCCGGTCCTGTTCCTGGTCCTGTTCCTTGTGTTCCTTGACCGTCTCCGCCTTCACCGCCTGTTCCTGGTATGACGACACACGACATTAAGTATTCTCTCCATTGCGGATAAACAAGCAAATAAGGCTCTACATTAGCAGCCCAAGACCCGCCAGCATCATTACCTGCCTGAGCGTTACCTTGCATAATTTTGTCTATATCACCAATAGCGCCTCTTTGGCTTCCTCTGCCAACTGCACGACATAAATGAGTCGGTCTTATTGATGCTGCTTCTACTTTTATATCTCTAAATTTCATTAGTTATCTGCCTTTGGTCTTAATGCTTTACTCAAGCTCTGACGTTCTGTAACCTGCTCGCCTCCAATTTCAGCAGTGTTTGTATTGTTAACAAAAGTACCTTTTTGAGTGCTTCTAGTATCAGTATTACTTAGCGTCATTCTTACATCGTCTTCTTGTTTCACCCATCTTGTCCCGTCATATCTAAATAATCTATTAGGCGAAAAGTCTGTTCTTAAAAAGTAATCTCCTGTGTCATTGACACTAGGAAATTGTATGCCATGGCCAAACGGAGCACCGTTTGTAGGGATGCCGTCACCTAATAAATATCCTTTGTATCCTTCACGATCAACACTTAACATTTCATCTGGTAATCCATCAGAATCAGTATCAACTAGTTCGGTATTACCATTATCATCAAGTTGCAAACTAAAATAATGACTTGTATCGTATCCCGACTTTGCTGCATCAGCTTCTGCTTGTGATACTACTGCATTATTAATTTGCATTTCTCTTTCATACGTTGAAAGTACATCTCTCAAACTATTACCTGCTTCGTCTCCTGCTGGAAGATCTAAGATTTCTTTAAATTCTTGACTATCTACTATCTGTTTGAGTTTTAATCTATACAAATGGGGATACCAAGTTGGTGAAAACCCTTCCGCTGCACGATTTACGTCTTCTACAACATAAAACCGTTTTAATGCAACGCTGTAATCATTTAGTGCATATTCGTCCTTTAAGTGAGGCAATTCAATAACATCGCCACTAATTATTTTTCTACCTAAAGTCTTTACACTACTGTTGATATGTATTGTTAAGAATAATGTATCGTTAGTTAAAAACAATCCAAATTGGCTAAGATCAAAATCAATATCTTGTACATTGTATATGCCTCTCATTGTATAAATGTCCGGGTCATATTTTCTATCTCTATTTTCTAGGAATAACAAATCTTGTATGTTTGTTTCTTTTACAGCATCATACTGAGGTTGATCAGCAGTCGCATCAGCAGAACTAGGATTTTCTGCTCCTAAAAATTTGTGTACATTTATGTCTGTACCACCAACAGTAAACATTTCTTTGATTTGTTTATCTAAGAAAGTATAATCGTTACCGCGCTCTGGTTTATATAAAGATAGTCTTGGCATATACATATTTATCGTAACGATAAATACTATGTGGAGAAAGTATATGGCGAATTTAGTTACCCAAAAGCAAGAAATTTTTGATTATGTCTACGCAATGCTAGGCGGCGGTATGGTTGATGTAGAGTTAGATCCTGTGCATTATGAAACAGCACTTACTAAAGCACTAACTAGATATCGTATGCGCAGTGATTATTCTGTAGAAGAATCATATATGTTTATGCCTACAGTAATTGATCAAAATACATATACATTGCCAAATGAAGTAGTAGAAGTTCGTCAAATTTTCCGTAGAAGTATAGGATCTAGAACAGGTGGCGGCGGCGGAGGTACATTATTCGAACCGTTCAACCTTGCATATACAAATACCTATTTGCTAAGTTCTACAAATATGGGAGGACTTGCAACTTACGATTTCTTTTCACAATATCAAGAACTTGTAGGTAGAATGTTTGGGTCATTTATAGAATTTAAATGGAATACAACAACAAAAAATTTAACACTTTTACAACGTCCAAGAGCAGAAGAAACTTTGTTGCTCTACTGCTACAATTATCGTCCAGACAGTCAATTATTTGACGACTACCTTGCAAAGCAATGGATTAAAGATTATACGCTTGCTGCTTGTAAATATATGTTAGGCGAAGCACGTTCAAAGTTTGCTACTATTGCAGGTCCACAAGGCGGTTCTTCGTTAAATGGTGACGCTCTAAAAGCAGAAGCACAAAGTGAAATGGAAAAACTAGAAGCAGAAGTAGCAACAGCAGTTGCAGGCGGAAATGGGTACGGGTTCTTGATTGGATAACCATGCACACATTATATATTCATGGAGCAACAGCAAGCCAACGTAGCTTTGCCTTCATTGACAAATCGATTAAGTCAAAAAATCCAGTATATTTAAATTATGAAAAAGAAGGAGCAGCTAAAGACAATTTAGAAAATATGTTGTCTACAGTTGATAATCTTAAAGGACCTTTTATTATTATTGCTCACAGTTTAGGCGGCATCTATGCTGTATATTTGCAAGAACATCTCAAGGACAAAGTAAAAGGAGTAGTGAGTTTAGCAACACCTTTTAACGGTAGCGAAATAGCAACATGGGGCGGAATATTAAATCCTAGTTACCAGTTGTTTAAAGATATAACTCCTCACAGTTCGTTTATAAAAAATAGTAAACATATAGAAATACGTGTTCCTTGGATGCAAGTTGTAACCACAGTAGGTGATGTTCCTTGGATTATAGGCGACAACGACGGCATAGTTACTAGAAACAGCATGACATGCCGACAAGATATAGAATATTGCGAAGTTGATAGGAACCATTACGAAATAGTTTTGAGCAAAAGAGTTATAGCGATTATCAAAGAAAGGTTGACTTAGCAGAGGAAAACTATTATAATTAAGACAATGGAGGAATTATAATGGCTTTACCTAAACTACTAGTTGTCGGTCATGGCAGACACGGAAAAGATACAGTCTGTGAAATGTTACAAAGTTTTGGATATACATTTCAATCAAGTTCTAAGTTCTGTTCAGAACTTTTTATATTCAACGATCTAAAAGACAAGTACGGGTATGCTAACGAAGAAGAGTGTTATGCAGATAGGCACAATCATCGCACAGAGTGGTACAACATGATACACAATTATTGTAAAGATGATCTAGCACGTTTAGGACGTAATTTATTTGCCGAACACGACATATATTGTGGACTACGCAATAAACGAGAGTTCTTTGCAATGCAAAATGAAGAAATTTTTGATTATGCTATTTGGGTTGATCGTTGCGATCATTTGCCTACGGAAGATCCTAGTTCAATGAGTATTGAACAGTGGATGTGCGATTATACAATTGACAACAATGGCGATCTAAAAAGATTAGAAAAGAATGTAGCAATTCTTATGCGTACTATTTTTAGAAATCAGGGCGTAAATCTCCCTGCCTCCACCGGACACCGATTTTTTGCAGAATTCGTTGACAGTTAGCACAAACTGTTTTTAAATTTGTAGGCCGACAATTGTTTAGATCCCCGTCAATGTGATAAACACTAAACTGTTCAGGATGTTTGCTTGAGAAATTACATTTTTCACAAACATCCTTTTTTGTATATCCTCTTTGTTGCCATTTTGGCACTCCATGATTAACGCCGTTACGTAAACACCTTTCACAAAGTTTTCTGTAATAAAACTTATCTCCTTTTTTGTAATTTATTGCTGCTGGACGTTGTCCGCACTTACATAACGGTCTCATATTGTATTTACCTCACCTTTTTGGTACCTTTTTACCAGTGTTTAATCCTATATTTTCGTTAGAGAATGGTAAATACATGTAATAAAACTATTTCCAACAGGAGACATATAATGGCATTAACATCACCAGGTGTACAGGTTAGCGTAATTGACGAGAGTTTTTACACTCCGGCAGAACCAGGTACAGTACCAATGATTTTTGTAGCTTCGGCTTCAAATAAATCAAACGCAGCAGGAACAGGAACAGCAGCAGGAACACTAAAAGCAAACGCAGGAAAACCTTATTTGCTTACTTCCCAAAGAGATTTAGCAGACACATTTGGGGATCCGGTATTCCAAGTAGATGCAAACAACAATCCGATCAACGGAAGCGAATTAAACGAATATGGTTTACAAGCAGCATACTCATTACTAGGAGTTAGTAACAGAGCATGGGTAGTAAGAGCTGATATTGATTTAGGCGAACTAGAACCAACAGCAGACGAACCTACAGCTAATCCAACAGCTGGCACATATTGGTTTGACACATCAGATTCAGAAATAGGCATTTTCGAATGGAACGCTTCTGCTATTACAGTAACTGGCGGCCAAACATTTTCAAACAAAGCGCCTATTGTAATTACTGACACAGCAAAAGTTGCAGATTATGCTGGCGGAGACTACACACCTAAAGGTAGTGTTGGTGCAATAGGCGACTATGCACTAGTTGCAGTAACAAGTTTAAACAAACTATGGTACAAAAATGCAAGCGGTGCATGGGTAGCAGTAGGAAGCGACAATTGGTCTAAATCATGGCCAACTATTAAAGGATCTGTTGCAAATGCAACAGCAGATGTCTCGAGTGCAGGAAATATAGAAATTAATGGTTCTTCTATTGCAGTAAGTAATGGTGATACACTTTCTGTGATAGCAGGGAATATTAATTCTGCAACAATAACAGGTGTTAGTGCTGCGGTAGTTGATGGCTATTTAGAAATTTACAGTGACGGTACAGGTTCAGCAGCAGTTGATTCTACTGCAAGTGGCGATATTTTAATTGGCGGGACAGCAGCTACATTGACATTAGTAGGTATTACTGCTGGTACATATTTTCCACCTATAGTGCAAATAAGCAAGCATACTTCAGTACCAGCCTTTAAAGATACAGATACAGCATTAGGACAACCTAATGGTGTAAGTGCAAGACCAACAGGAAGTATATGGTTCAAAACAAGTTCGCCTAACAAAGGTGCAAATTTACTTGTTAAATTATGGAACAGCGAAACATTATTATTTGATACAGTACCTTGTCCGTTGTATGACAGTTCTGCAGATGCACTATATGGCTTAGATGCAACAGGCGGCGGCGCAAATTTATCAATTGGTAATTTATTTGCAAAAACAAATGTTGCAGATGATGTACAAAAACAATTTACATTTAGTTTTTATAGAAGAAAAGTTGCTGGTGAAACATCTATAACAAGTAATCCAATTACAGGCTCTGCACCTGGTGCAAGAGGCGCAGAAACATTTACTATTCAGGCAACTGACGATGGTACCGCAAGTTATTCTTCCGCTACAACTGTAACTGTTACAACAAACGGTTCTACAGGTGATGCAGACGATATTGCAGATGCTATCAATGCTTCTAATATTACAAATGTTGTTGCTTCTGTAGATGCCAGCAATAGACTAGTAATTACTCATTCCTTAGGTGGAGAGATTAAACTAGTTGATACAGACGGATTGCTTACAGCATGCGGATTCCAAGCAAAAGACGAAGCAACTCCTGTAGCTGAAAGTTTATGGACAGCAAATCTTTATTATGTAGATGGAACTGATGCAAGCACATCCCCTAAACAACTAATTGCAAGCAACTGGAATGATTTAAACTATACTGCAAGTGCAGACAGTGTTACTTCACTTGCTTCAAATGGTCAATTGTGGTATAGCAGTGTAGTTGACGAAGTTGATATTATGATACATAACGGAACTAATTGGGAAGGTTATGGCAACTATTATTCTTCAGCAACTGATCCTAACGGACCTATTGTTAGTGCAAGCATGCCAACAGAACAAAGTAATGGTGGATCGTTAGTAACAGGTGATATTTGGATAAGCACAGCAGATCTTGAAAACTATCCAACTATTTACGTTTATAATAGCACACGCGGTAATACAAATGTTGTTAGATGGGGTTCTGCATTAGATACTTCGGATCAAACTACAGAAAATGGTGTACTGTTTGCAGATGCACGTTACGGAACAAGTGGCGGCACAGGAGGAACTAATCCAACTGCACCTAGCGGCACCATTGCAGAATTGTTAGTAAGCGATTACTTAGATCCAGACGCACCTGATCCAGCATTATATCCAAGAGGTATGTTACTATGGAACTTACGTAGAAGTGGATTTAATGTAAAGCGTTTTGAGCGTAACTACATAGACACAAGTGCAGAAAATGATCGTTTTGGCGACGAAGCAATGACAAATTATTATCCACATCGTTGGGTAACTGAGTCAGGAAACCAGCCAGATGGTTCAGGAAGTTTTGGACGTTTAGCACAACGTAAAGTTGTTGTACAAGCATTACAAGCTGTTGTAAACAACAACGACGAAATCCGCGACGACGAATCAAGATTGTTTAACTTAATGGCAACTCCAGGTTATCCAGAACTAATTGGTGAAATGATTAGTCTAAACTTTGACAGGGGCTTGACAGCATTTATTATTGGTGATTCTCCTTTCAGACTAACACCAGATGCAACTTCACTTAACGAATGGGCAACTAACGTTAATGCAGCAGTTGAGGATAACGACGACGGCTTGGTAAGCAGAGATGAATATCTAGGCGTATTTTATCCAAGCGGATTTACAAGTGATAACTTTGGTAACAATGTTGTAGTTCCGGCTTCGCATATGATGCTAAGAACTATTGCACTGAGTGACCAAGTTAGCTATCCATGGTTTGCACCAGCAGGTACAAGACGTGGTGGTATTACTAATGCAAGTTCAACAGGTTATATTAATAACGAAGGAGAATTTGTAAGTGTAGCACTAAATGAAGGTCAAAGAGATACATTGTATGCAAACAATATTAACCCAATAACATTTATTAGCGGTGCAGGACTTGTAAACTACGGACAAAAAACTCGTTCGAGAGGTGCAAGTGCATTGGATAGAATCAATGTTGCAAGATTAGTAATTTACTTACGTAGTCAATTAAATCAGCTTGCTAAGCCTTATATCTTTGAGCCTAACGATAAGATTACACGCGATGAAATTAAACAAGCAGCAGAAAGTTTAATGCTTGAGCTTGTTGGACAAAGAGCATTGTATGACTACTTGGTAGTTTGTGATGAGTCAAACAATACTCCATCTAGAATTGATCGTAACGAACTTTATCTGGATATTGCTATTGAGCCAGTTAAAGCGGTTGAGTTTATTTACATTCCGCTACGCTTGAAAAATACAGGCGAAATAGCAGGGTTGTAATGTGATAAATACTATTAGATTAGGAGCAGATTAAATGGCAATTTCAACACTATCAAGAATTACAGTACCACTAGCAAGCGGCGACAGCGCCGCTAGCCAGGGCTTGTTAATGCCAAAATTACAGTATCGCTTTAGAGTGACACTTGAAAATTTTGGTGTTAGTACACCAACAACAGAACTTACAAAACAGGTTATTGACGTAGGTCGTCCAAATGTAAGTTTCGAACAAATGACTATTGATGTTTACAACTCAAAAGTATATCTAGCAGGCAAACACGAATGGCAGCCTATAGAATTAAACTTACGTGAAGATGTAAACAACAACGTACAAAAACTAGTAGGCGAACAGCTACAAAAGCAGTTTGATTTCTACGAGCAGTCAAGTGCAGCATCTGGTCTAGATTACAAGTTTACAACTAGAATTGAAATCCTAGATGGTGGTAACGGTGCTAATACACCAACTGTACTAGAAACATTTGAGTTATACGGATGCTATTGTGAAAGTGTAAACTATAATCAGTTAGCATATTCTAATTCAACAGATCCAGTAAGTGTTACACTTTCTATTAGATACGACAACGCTATCCAAACACCACAAGGTACTGGCGTAGGAACAGCAGTGGGTCGTACAATTAACACTCTTGTAACAGGCGGCGGCGCCTAATACAAATAACATTTAGTCTGCATTATAGGGAGCTGTATTTTCAGCTCCCTATTTTTATTATATACGTACATTATTACTAAGGATAAATATTTGTATGGCGAATAAGTTTAATAGTCTTTTTGATAGTATTGCAGGCGGAGCTCTTAATCCTAAAGGTAATTTAGGTGACTACGCACATGCGGCTAGACTTTATACAGATAATAATCATGCTCTAGCACCAAAAACAAGATTTTTATATCATGTATTTTTTGATATAAATCCTACAGCAGCAAGCATTATACCCACTATAAATGCCCAAAAAATAAATGAAATGGGCATGCTGGTAAAAAGTGCAACTCTGCCAACTTATACCGCAACTGTTGAAACTAGAAAACAATACAATAGGGTAAAGCATAGTCAAACATCTATTACATACGACCCTGTAAACTTAACCTTCCATGATGACAACTCTAGTTTAACAACAGCACTAATGCAGGCATACTATAGATATTACTTTGCAGACGGCAACCAAATAAGGAACGCCGGAAGAGCCTACAGTCGAACACCGAATAGTTTGTATCAAGGTAGTTCTCGTAATAAAGATAAATTTGGTTTAGATAATAACAATCCAGGACTACCATTTTTTAATAGTATTCAAATTAGTCAGTTATCAAGAGGATCGTATGTAACGTATACACTTGTAAACCCAATTGTAACGGCATGGGGGCATGACAGGGTTGACAATTCTGATGGAGCCGGCATGGCAGAAAACTCCATGCAAATTTCTTACGAAGCAGTGTTTTATGATGCTGGCGCTATTGAGGCAGGCGCAAATGGAGAACCAAACGGATTTGGACAAGATCATTATGATACAACTCCTAGCCCATTAAGTTTAATAGGTGGTGGAACAACAAGCATAGGTTCCATTATTTCAGGCGCTTTAGACCTATATGATTTTATTGCAGGCGGCGATACATTTGACAATCCATTAGAAGCAGCATTAGCAGCAGCAAATCTAATTGGTAATGTAAGAGATTTAAGCTCTGAAGGTTTGAGACAGGGAGGGTTTAATATATTAACCAGAGCAATTGGTAGGGCAGCGGGTATAGATGTTAGTGGTGTTGCAGGTACATTCTTTCCAAAAAATAATGGCACTGGAGGCGACGGAAAATTACTATTAGCTACAGCAGGCGCGGCACTAGCTGTAAATGCAATTAGAAATGCAAATCAAAGAAATACACTAGCAAATAATCCTGCTGCATTAGAATCTGCTGCTAGACAGGAGTTTGGAAAAGATTGGCAGGCAGCAGGAAATGCAGGTGGTATTAACGAAAGAAATGCTGCCTGGAACGCTATAGGTCAGTCAGAAAGACAGGTATATAGAGATAGAGCTCTAGGAGGTTAACATGTCAAGTCTACCAAAAACTACCCCAACTAATGATGAAAAAGTAACAGAAGTCTTTAATAATTATTTTACAAAAAAACTTAGTTTCCCTAGCAATGAAGTAGATGCTGTTGTTGCGTTTTTTGAAAAAAGAAACTTTGAAAAGTCTGCTGCCATTTCTACTGCTACTACTCTCTTAAATCAAGCAAAATTAGATGGCGTAAAAGTTTTTACTCTAATAGATACACTAAAAGGACTTAACGAAGTACAACTCAGTGCAGTAGTTACAGAAATTTTAAATTATAACAGACTAAAGACAAGTGTATTAGGTTACAAGATTACAGAATGGGCAGAGACTACTGAGAAGAGAAATATTCAGATATGAGCCGTTTTGCCCAAGGCAAATTTAATTGCAAGTACCCAGAAAAATATATAGGAACAAAAAGTCCAACATATAGAAGTAGTTGGGAATTTGCATTTATGCGTTTTTGCGATGAACATCCCAGTGTAGAAAAATGGGCAAGCGAATCAATTAAAATTCCTTACAGAAATCCATTAACAGGAAGATATACAATATATGTTCCTGATTTTTTTATTGCTTACGCAAACAAAGGTGGTAAAAAAATGGTGGAGTTAATAGAAGTAAAACCAGCAAATCAAACACTAAAAGAAAAAACTGGACGCAATCGTGCTAATCAAGCAGCATGGATTGTTAACCAAGCAAAATGGGAAGCAGCCAGAGCTTGGTGTAAACAAAAGAACATTTTCTTCAGGGTAATTACAGAATCAGATATATTCCATAACGGTAAACGATAAATATAGTAGCATATAATTGGAAACTGCCATGACAAAAAAATTAGAAGATTTGCTAAATTTACCTGATTCTAAAGAATTAATACAAGAGCAAAAGAATAAAGAAAAAGCCGAAGCTGCTATTGTAGAACAAAAAAATACTTTTAGGGATATAGCAGAGTTTGATAAAATAGCAAGTGCATTGCCTGCTGTAAAGGGCTTGGGTGACAAAGCAGATACAGAACTAGAAGATATAGCTCAACGGGCACTACAAAGTTACGAAGATCTTATGGACTTAGGTATGAACGTAGAAAGCAGATATAGTGGTCGTGTGTTTGAAGTCGCTGGTAGTATGTTGAAAACTGGTTTGGATGCAAAAGTTGCAAAAATGGATAAAAAATTAAAAATGATTGAGCTGCAACTGAAAAAAGAAAAACTAGACAAAGAAGGATCTTCGGACGGAGACATAGTAAACGGTGACGGTTATGTCGTAACTGATAGAAATAGTTTACTAGAAAAACTTAAAAACATGGATAAATAACATATAATAGGAAGTGGCCATGAAAAACTTTAAAGAATTTCTTACAGAAAGTCAAAAGACTTATAAATTTAAAATATGTGTAGCTGGGGAGTTACCAGAAGGATTTGCTGATAGATTAGAAACAAACTTACAAAAGTTTGATCTAGTTAATGTTTCTACAGGCAAAAAATCACCCATAACAGAACAACCGTTGGATTTTCCTAAATTACAAAATATGGAAGTACACCATTTTGAAGCAGAAGTAAAATATCCTACTACAAGTTTTCATTTGCAAGAATATCTAATTGACAACTGTTCTGTAGATAGAGGCCACTTGAAAGTTAAAGGAGAATTTGATCCTTTAGAAGAATTACAAAATACCCCTGAAAAGGAAGAATATGAAGCTCTGCTTGCAACTGAAGATATGGGTGGTACAAGTGGACAAGATTCTGTAGCAGGCAATAGGGTAATGGATCTTTTGAAAGAACTAGAAACTGCACGTAAAGAAAGAGAAATTGACCCAATGGAAGGTGCTCCTAAAGGAGAGTCAAAAGACATAGATAGTGCCGAAAATACAAAAGCAGTGTTAGGAAACTAAAAATGAAAGATATTAGGGATTTAATTAATATAGCTGATGTTTATGGCAAAATAATAAATGAAGCACCACCCTCGAAAAAAGCAAATAGTTTAGCAGATCTTGGAACTAGAAAGCCACAAGGAACTACACAAGAACCAGCCACAGGTCAAACAAATGCAGTAAGACCTGCACCAGGTGGCGCAGGACAATTGCCTCAAGGAACTACTACATCAGGTCCACAAAATGGACGTCAAGGACCAAGAGGTGGACAACGCCCACAAGGAACTACTACAGCAGATCCAGATGCAGCTGACCCAAGAGGACCAGACCAAAGAGGCGGACAAAGCCCACAAGGAACTACCACATCAGGTCCACAAAATGGACGTCAAGGACCAAGAGGTGGACAACGCCCACAAGGAACTACACAAGAACCAGCCACAGGTCAAACAAATGCAGTAAGACCTGCACCAGGTGGCGCAGGACAATTGCCTCAAGGAACTACACAAGAACCTGCAACAGGACAAACAGCAGCAGACGAATTTGCAGGTGGTAATAGACAAGGTGGCGAATTTGATACAACACCATCAGATGCACAACAAGCAGCAGACGAATTTGCAGGTGGTAATAGACAAGGTGGCGAATTTGATACAACACCATCAGATGCACAACAAGCAGCAGACGAATTTGCAGGTGGTAA